ATGGCGTTCTATGACGCGCGTGCGGCAAAGCTGCTGCAACCGGGTCAACACATTGTCGTGCAGGACTGTCCGGGCCTTCGGCTTGTGGCAGGCAAGACGAGTAAGACCTGGGTGTACCGGTACCGCAGCCCCACCGATGCCGCGCTGCGCCAGGTGAAGATCGGCGCGTTCCCGGCGCTCGGTGTGGGCGAGGCCATTAGCGAGTGGCAGCGCCTGCGTGACCAGCGCGAGGCAGGCACCGATCCTGCGCAGGCGAAACGCGAGAACCGTGCCCGCGCCATCAGCGCGGCGGCGGCGAAGCAGTACACCATCGGCCAGATGGTCGAGGACTATGCGGCCGGCTACCTTGCCAACAACCGGGAGCCCAAAGGCGCCCACGCTGTGGGTCTCCGCTTGCGGGCGGCGCATGCATCGCACGCCGACATTCCGGCTGCGGCCACGACGCGCGCCCTGGTGTTCAGCACCATCGAGGCGCTGCTATCGACACCGGTGGCGGCAAAGTCGGTGAAGGTGGAAACGGCCGCCGCGTGGCGCTACGCGGTCGAGGCGGGGAAGATTCCTGAGGATTTGCCGAATTGGTGGGGCGAGAAGACCTCGCACCGCTTCCGCAGCAAGGGCGCGCTACGCGCCGGTGAGCACAAGGGCACCGCAAAACGCGTGCTGGCGCCGCAGGAGCTGCGCGTGCTGATGCGCGAGGACCTGAACCTTTTCAGCAGACAGGTTGCGCAGTTCCTGCAGTTGCAGCTGTGGACGTGCACGCGCGGGGGCGAACTCTGCCAGATGCGACGCAATCAGATCGCCCAGGAGAAGGACGGCTGGTGGTGGATCATCCCGAAGGCCGAAATGAAGGGCCGACACGTGCAGGCCGCGTTCGATCTGCGGGTGCCGCTGGAGGGAAGGGCCAAGACTATCGTGCTGGAATTGCTGGCCCGCGTGCCGGCCGACGTGCCCTGGCTCTTTCCGAGCCGCAGCCGCGATGGCCAGATCAGGGGCCAGAGCCAGGCGTACATGCAGAGCAAGGTGCACTACATGCAGCCCTACAGCAACGCCCGTGAGGATCACGCCCGCGAGCGGCTGAAGGTCACCCATTGGTCACCGCACGACCTGCGGCGGACTGGCCGCACAATGCTGGCGCAGATGGGGTGTCCCCACGAAGTGGGGGAGGCGATCTTGGGCCACGTGCTCCCAGGCGTGGCCGGCGACTACAACCTTTACCGCTACGACGCCGAGCGTCGGCTTTGGCTCAGGCAGCTCTCGGATCGGCTGGAGCAGATTGCTGGGACGAGCCCGCTTGAGCATCTGCCGCACGCTTGACGGCCCGTGGCTTCTTGGCGCCGGTGTTCATGGGCGGTGGCAGGTCGGATATCGGTAGCGCCACAAGCCATGCATCCAACTCCGCGCGCAGCCAGCCGGTCCGCTTGTCGGCCAGCCGTCGCGGCTGCGGCGCTTCTCCACGCCGTACCGCACGGCCGAAGGTGCTCTCACTCAGTCCGCAATAGGCTGCGGCCTGTGGACGCCTCAGGGCGGCCGGATAACCGATCTCGGTTGTCACTGGGCGTTGACGAAACTTTGTCATCGTTGTTCCTCCGCAGGCTGGCGCATGTCCGTGGGTCTCTGTTGCTCTTTGTGCGCCTTTTCGTAATGGGCTTGGCTGCAGAAGCCCTGGGCCATCCATCCGATGTTGGAGGGCCGGCCGCAGAAGCATTGCGGTAGCGGGTTGGACTGGTTGGCATCGAACCACGCCTGCGGTTCGCGCCCGTATGGCGCGTCCTCGTCGGGGATGTGCCCGGGGCCGGCCAAGCCGTTCTGAATCCACTTCATGGCGGCCTCGGCGCCCGCGCCGTGCTGCCATTCGATCCACGCGGCCTGGTTGCCGGTGATGTGGTCGTGCAGCACGCTGGCAAGGACGTTCAACGTGCTGCCTGGCTTCTGCGCATCTTGGGCAGCCAGGCGGGCCGCAGCTCGCATGCCCAGCGCGAAGCCCAGCCACAGCACATCCGTGCGCGGGTCCACGTAGTGCGAGAACACATTGCCGGTGGCCGCAGCGTCGAGCTTGGTGTGCTGCTGCAGCGCCGGGGTATCTCGAATGCTCTTCTCGAAAGCCTCGCGCATGCGTGCCACCGACACCGCGCCGGCACGGTCGAGCATGCGAAGGGGCAGGACGTCGCAAGCTGGCAGCTCGCCGGCCGCCTGCGCGGCCTGCCATCCATCACAGAACTTCGCCAGGTCGTCGGCCATCGAGGGATCGGCCGGATCGGCGTCGTAGGTCGCCGAGAAGGCGGCAAACATGCGGTCGCGGTCGCGGTCGCGGTCGTTCGGCAGCTGCGTGGGCTGCAGGGCCTGGCAGGCAGCGAGCAGCGCGGGCGTGCGCTCGAAGGCCGAGAACGGATCGCCGGCGGACGGGGCTGCCTGGATGCGGTCGGCGGTCATGATGCCTTCCTCCCTTTCGCGGGCGGCGCTTTCGCCTTCGTGTAGGCACCGCCGTGGCGGCCCGCCTTGTTGAGGCCTTGCAGGGTGCTGCGGTCGCGCCCTTCTGCGCGGGCGCGCTCCACTGAGCGGGTGCTCGTCGCGCGCTTGGCGGCGTGCACCTGCAGAGCGGCGCCGATGGTGCTGCCGCTCAGTGCGGCGACTTGGCAAAAGGCGGACAGCGGCGATGCCGGCCGGCCAGCAGGCCAGCGCGGATCGCGGCCCGCGGGTAGGGGCGTGGTCTTCATGCGGGTTCCAGGGGTAGAGGAGGAGGGAGAGGGGCGAGGGCGGGGCGAGGTCATGCGGCCAGCCTTTCCGCCGCGAATTCGCGATAGTTCGCCGCCACGAGCAGGCGCATGGGCAACGGGCTCACGCTGTTGCCCGCCATGCGCACCTGTGCCGTCTTGGTCAGCGGCTTGCTGCCGGCGGTGCGGTCGATGACATAGGAGGGCGGGAAGTCCTGTGCGTTGTAGAGCTCGCGCGGCACCAGCATGCGCAGCGTGATGTCCACGATCACCCAGGGCTCGCCCTGCAGCCAGACGGTCACCAGCGCGAGGCGGTCATGCGTGGTGATGGTGGTCATCGGCTCGCGCAGGTCGGCCCATTGGCCGCCGCTGGCGTGGTAGCGCATGAGGAAGGCGGCGCAGCGCAGCGCGCCTGCCTCGTGCTCTTTGCTCAGCTCGTACTGCACGAGGGCGTGATGCTCGGCGCTGGCCGTGATGGTCGACGCGGGTTCATCCATGGCCCGGCCGTTGCAGTCGCGGCGCAGCGTGACCATGTGCGCCGCCGTGAGCTGCTGCTGACTGCCCGATGTGGTGACGGTGGAGACGCCTTCGCGTAGGTCGCGGGCATGGCTGCTGTTGAACCCGCCATTCGCCTGCACCATGAACGCGGACGCGAGGCCGTGGCTGGTGCTGCTGGCCGTGACCGTGCCGAGCGCGTCGCGCAGGTCGTTGGCTCCAGCACTGCGGCGCTTGGTCTTGCCGCTGCCCTCGCCGTGGCCGGCCTGAACGAGACAGGCCGCAGCGGTGGCGAACTTCTGGCCGCCGGCAACGATGGTGCCAAGGGGCTTGCGCGGATCGAGTGAACGCGGCTCCTGTCCCGGGCGCTCCCCGTAGCCCATCTGCACGAGGTGCGCCGCCGTCATGGCCATCTCGCCGCGGCGGGCAGCCGTGACGGTGGGCAGAGGCTCGCGCGGGTCATAGTTGCGATGGCCGCCCTGATGCGTGAGCGGCAACAGGTGCGCCGCAGCGAGGGCGGTCTCGCCACCCTTGGCCGTCGTGACCGTGCGCAACGGCTTGCCAATGTCGAAGGCGGTATCCCTCGTGTGCGTGACGGGCACCAGCGCGGGCGACATGCCGGCGACGATGAACGGCTCTGGCGTGTCCAGCACATATCTGCGCATGCCATGGGCGATGCGCCGCATGGTGGCCTCGGCCAATGGCTTCTTACGGCCAAAGATGCTCGTGCCCGGAATGCTCCAGTCGATGCAGTCGGCCGCCGGGCGATGCGGCTGGAGTCCGGCGCGAGGCCGCTTGGCGTGCGTCTGCGCGGGCCACACGATGGGCAGGCCATCGCAGCGGGCGACCATGTACAGCCGCGTTCGCGTGCTGTGCGCGCCGAGGTCCGCATTGCAGATCACGCGCCATTCCACCTTGTAGCCCAGCGCGCGCAGTGCCCCGACGAAGTGCTCCCAGTTGCGACCCTTGCGGGTGGGATCAGGCACAAGGAACTGATTGCGCCGAGGCACCCGCTCCCCAGGCTCGGCCACGCGGTGCACGAGCTTTCCCGAAACGGCATCGCGCGCGCGGTCGAGCGTCAGCACGCGGCCAGTGGCTGGATCGCGCTTGGCGATCAGCGGGGACCACAGCAGCATCTGCTCGACGTTCTCCAGCGTGATGACGTCCGGCCGCGCCTTGCCGGCCCAGCGCAGCACCTGCCAAGCAAGCGAACGGATCTCGGATTTGCGCGGCTGGCCGCCGAGCGCCTGGGAATGGTGGGTGCAGTCCGGCGATGCATGCAGCAGGCCCACGGCCTGGCCGCGCGTCACAGCCAGCGGATCGACCTCGCGGATGTCGGCGCGGTAATGGCGCGTCTGCGGGTGGTTGACTTCGTGCATGCCGATGGCCTCGGCATCGTGGTTGATCGCCACGTCCACCGGGCGACCAATGGCCTGCTCGATGCCGGTCGACGCACCGCCGCCGCCTGCGAACAGGTCGATCACCAGCTTGGCCGCCAGCGGCAGCAGGAATTGCGGGGTCAGCATGCGCGCTCCCGCGCCACGCGCTGGGCGTGCTGCAGGGCCTCGAAGCGGTCGAGGAACGCCTGCCGCCAGTCCTGCCAGGTCATGGCCGCGCGCTCGGGCGAATCCAGGCGCAGCCAGGTGATGGGCTCGATCCGCTCGGCCGGGTCATCGTCATGCAGTACGGCCCAGGGCTTGCAGCGATCCGGGTGCCAGGCCGTCAGGTCGCGCCGCTCGGTCGCCAAGGCGATCAGGTCGATGTGCTTCAGCACGGCGCGGGCCGCAACGAAGACCGTTTCCAGGCCCAGCGCACGGCGGAAGCGCTTTGCATGCGTCGCCTCGAAGTACGTCCAAGCATTGGTGCCGCCCGCGGCGCAGGCCACCGCGTTGACGGCGCGCTTGGCCGGGCTGCTCAGGTCTTGCGTCACGCACTCGTGCGCGTCGTGCCACAGCGCACCAAGCCGCACGTGCACCGAGCGGCCGAGGCGCTCGGCGATGTCGCAGCACAGCAGCGAGTGCTCGGCCACGCTGTAGGGGCGCGACGTGGCGCCGTGGAAGCGGTTGATGAGCGACAGCTGATGGGCGACGGCCTCGATGTCGACAGGCTGGCCGGCATCCGTCATGGCGGGCCCACCGAGCAAGTGGTACTCGCCGCCGGTGGGGGTCATCACCCACGTCATGATGGCTGCCCCTCGGGTTGGCTGGCGTCCTGCGCCTGGCTCTGTCCCAGCTCATCACGCATGCGCTGCAACTCGGCCTCGTAATACGCTTTGAAGCTGCCGGCGGCGGCGCTCTCGAAGGGGTAGGGGCATGCGTCCTCGACAGGACGGCGGGCCCGCGCTGCCGCCTGCGCGTGCAGCTTCACGGTGGACAGAGCCACGATGGAATGGGTCATAGGCGAGGGAGAAGGGGAAAGGGGAGGCGCACCGCAGGACACGGCCCGCGGCGGTTGGGGAAGGGCATCGGCGCTGTCGTCATGCGTCAGGGCAGGCCAGCGCGGCGGGGCCAGCTCGCCGCGCTCCACGAAGCCGACGATTTCGTCCCGGTTGGCGTGCAGCCGGTCGAGCTGCAGATTCAGGCAGTCGCCCGCCCGCAGCTCGGGATGGGCCTGCATGAACGCCTCGGCCGCGGAGCCGATCCACATGGCGCTAAGCATCTGGATGCCGCGCTGCGAATGACGCTCGCCGAGCAGCAACTGCCAGCCGTGGTCGTGGCCGTCGCGCGGTGAGGCCAGCTGCACCCGGAAGGGCGGCCGACGCAGGAAGAACATGCCGGACGTCTTCATGGTCGATCAGTGCAGCAGCAGCCAGCCCAGCAGCAGGGCCAGCAGCACCACGCAGGCGAAGAGGCACAGCACTGGGCCAATGCCTTTGTTGGGCCGGTAGTCGTCGCCGAGCGCGGCCTGTGCCTGCGTGATGAGCTGCACCAGCTGGGCGCGCTCGCGCAGGTCCGGCGCCTCGGGCGGGGCGATGGGCGTGTGATCCATGGCGATGCGTCGGATCAGCGCGGAGGCCAGTGCTCGGGCAGGTCGCGCTCGCGCGCGGCCAGGCGGGCACCTGCGATGGCGTCGGCGACGGCAGGAGAGGGCGCTGCCTCGTGTGCGTCGTCTGTGCCGATAGTGGCGGCCAGGATGAAGGTCGCGACGAGGGCGGCAAGCGCCCAATCCGTGAGGGCTCGCCTGATGCGCGCACGAGTGGTCGCGTGCACAGCACGCCTCTTCATGACTTTGCCCCCAAGGGCGCGACGCCCGACACCCGCACGAGAAAGCCGAAGTCGTCCACGGTGGCGAGATAGCCGCTGCTGATCGACGCGCCCGGATTCATGACGTCGTAAAGCTCGGCGGCCAGCGGCGCGCGGGGATAGGCGAGCCAGTAGCTCCCGCCTGCGCTCCACGATTCAGGGATGCAGTAGGGCAACTCCGGCATGGAGCGATCAGCATTGAGCCCGCGCTCGATGTTGTCGAACTCCCGGCGGTCCATCTGCTCGCGTCGCGCTTCGGCATCGGCCTGGGCAGACGTGATGACGGGGACGCGGAAGCCGGCGCCCATGTCGAGCACGCCAACGCGCAGCGCCTTGTCGGCGGCGGGGACGGGCAGCGAGGCCCACGAGTCCGGCCCCTGGGGATGACTGGGGCACCGGTAGAACGCCTGGCGGCGCGCGCCACGCTGGCGCATCCAGATTTCGGCGCGGGGCTCGCGCGCAGGTGCTGTGCAACCGGTGACCGCCGGTGCGGGGTTGGCATGTGCCATGTGGCCTCCGTCAAAGTGACGTGGCGATTCTACAAACGTAGAAGTACAAAAATCAACAAGCGTAGAAAAACACAGCTTGTCACGTTTACAGGACAATGCACCAAAAATGGGAATTCAGTTTTTGTTCAGGAAAGTGCTAGCGCGCGACCAAGCCGTCGCGCATCGTCAGTTGGTTCGGTTGAGTGATGCGCCCCCTGCAGCGCATCGGCATGCCACGGCCTCGCGGAGGGGCTGGGCGACACAGTGCCCATGACAGGCACCGGCCAGCCGCGCCGGTAGCCTGCCCGCCGCCTATCTGCCCCCGCGCGGGGTAGGGCGGCAATCAATCCCTGTTGCTTTGCGCCGCCTTACGTTGGCGGTGCTGCGCGAGCGCGACCACGTTCGATGGTCTACGCGCGGGATGCGTTCGCCTGTCGCTTGCTGTGCGCGCGCGCAGCGTCCACCAACGCCCGGACGTATGTTTCAGCCAGCAGCCGGTCGCGCTCGCCGAGGCGGCGCCAATCCTGCTCCGACACGCTTTCGAAGGGCCACGCCCCACGCGCGGAAGCGAGGGCGCTCACAGGTGCTGCTGCGCGCGGGCCCGCGGACTTTGCACGCACCACATAGGTGCCGTCTGCCTTGGTGTCGAGATGCAGCTGCTCGGTGTCCAGCAGCTGCTCCAGCGTCAGCCCGAAGGCTCGGGCCAGCGCAGGCCCGAACTGGGACCGCGTGCTGTTTCGCTTCTCCAGCGCACTGATGGTTCCGACGTCTACGTCGGACAGCTCGGAGAGCTGTTCAAGCGTCCAGCCGAGCGTGGTGCGGTAGCGCCTGATTTGACTGCCGAGAGAAGACATGAGGCGCACGGTATACATGTGTTGATCTACAGAGAAGGACAGATGTAGACAGCCAAATTTCTACAGTTGTAGAATTTGCTGATGGATGCAATCGCAAGAGCAATCGAGGCGGGCGGTGGGCCGGCCGAGGTTGCCCGTCGACTGGGCGTGACGACGCAGGCTGTGTGCTTTTGGCGCGACGGCAGCCGCAAGCTGCCTGTGCGCTACGGCGCGGCCATCGAGTCGGCATGCCATGGGCTCGTCACGCGGCGGGACCTATGGCCGGACGACTGGAAGGCGATATGGCCTGAGCTGGTTGAGCTCGGGAGCGCGTCCGTCGCGTTCGAGGAAGGGCGGCAGCGGGACGCCATGGGCCTTCATGTCTAGATTGCTGGTCCTCGCCCCAGTGGTGCGGCGCCTCTATCGCGTGGGAGGTCGAAGCTGCAGACGCTTCGCGTGCTCTGCTGGATCGCCAGCTGTAACGTCTTGGAAGCGCTGCCGTGCGCCTCCATCCGCTGGACGCAGAACTCCAGCCACTTACGCAGCCCGTCCACCGTGAAGGGCTCGGCGTCCCCGTCTTCGTCCGTCGCGTCAGCGCTGCGGGTTGCAGGCGCGCCCTGGTGTGCCCGCAAGGCGGCGCACTCCACTTCGACGGACAGCGCGAGCTGCCCCACCACAAATTCCAAGGCGTCAAGCCGATCTTCAACCGTGGGCGCGTTGCTGTCGTGCTGCGGTGTGTCTGTGCTCATCTGGGGGAGTCCTTTCTGTGCACATGAGTTTCACGATGTCGAGCGGCGCAAGCCATGTCGACGGACGGGGCTCGCCCGACACGGGCGGCCCGATGTCGATTGACGACGCGGTCTATCACGTCGTTCATGGCGGCCCGGGCGGCGTCGAGTCCCTGGCCCCGCGCCTGGGCATGCCCGTGGGCACGCTGACCCACAAGGCCAACCCCAACAACACGACGCACTTCCTGCGTCCGCGCGAGCTGGTCGATGCGCAGCTGTTCACCGGCCAAGCCCACGTCCTGCACGCCATGGCGGCGGCGCTGGGCTTCGTGTGTACCCGCGCCACGCCCGACCAGATCGGCGGCGACCCGGTCGAGGCCGTCATGCGCCTGCAGATGGCCGAGGCCGATTTCGCGCGTGCCGTGGCTGACGCGGTACTGGTGGGCGAGGGCAGGGTGACGCGCAACGAAATCCGGCGCGCGGAGGCGATGGCCCAGGAGCTGATTGCCACCGTGGGCCACGCGCTGGCGATGCTGCGCGGCCGAATGCGCCCCGCGCCGCCACCTGCAGAACTGTGAGCGCCGGCACGTGAGTACACGAATCATGGGCCTGTGCTGGCCCCTGACCATGCGACCGCCCCCAAAGGCCGTGCTCATCGCACTGGCCGACATGGCGAACGATGAGGGCTTCTGCTGGCCCAGCATCGAGCGGCTGTGTGAGCGGACCTGCTACGGCAGGACGGCGGTGATCGAAGCGATTGGCTGGCTGGAGTCGGTGGGCATCGTGCGTGCCAACCGGACCAACGGGCGCAAGACGACGTACTGGGTTGAACCCGAGAAATTCGCTGCAAACGCAGCGGGCGAGCCGTCATTGAATGCGCCAAACCAGTCCGCCACGCGAACCGGTCCGCCAGGCGTACCGGTCCGCCACACGGACGGGACCCGTCCGCCACGCGGACCGGTACCAGTCCGCCACGCGGACACTAATCGTCATAGAACCATCAAGGAATCAAAACCCCCCTTGCCCCCCGCTGTCGCGGAGGGCGCGCACACGTCCCATCGCAATTCCACGGAGACCGGCCCGGCAGATGCCGAAGCTGCAGCATCTGCAGCCGACTTCGAGGTCCTCGTCGCGATGTACCCACGCCGCAAGGCTCTGGAGCGTGCCCGGCGGGCCTGGGTGGCCCTGGCACCGGACGCAGCCTTGCGCCAGACGATCCTGGCCGCTGCAGAGGCACAGGCCAGCGGCGCAGAGTGGCAGCGGCTGCGCAGCGAAGGACGCGATCACCTGATCCCCATGCTGTCGTCTTGGCTGCACGGGCGCCGATGGACCGACGAGGCGCCGGTGCCTGCAGCAGTGGCAGCCGCGGCGGGAGCGACACCGGGCGCCCCCTGGGACGCCACGCGCAGCGGCATCGAGGCCATGGGCGAGGCCCTGGGCCTGGGCCGATGGGACGAGGGCGCTTTCCAGGCTGGCTGCGGCCGGGCCTTCCCGGTCTACGCATCGGCCGTGCGCCGGGCCCGCGAGGCAAAGGGAGGCAACCATGCGCATTGACGCCTCCGTGACGGTGGACGAGAAGGTCCGCCACCTGGCCGACCGGCTCACCGGTCCGCAGTTCGCCGCGGCGCAGGCGGCCGCCATCAACGATACGGCCTTCAAGGTGCGGGGCGTGATGGTCGCCGCGCTCACCAGCGCCTTCGACCGGCCAACACCGTTCGTCGCACGCTCGCCCAAGGTGCTGCAGGCCACGCCGGAAAACCTCACGGCCCGCATCATCCCCACGCTCGATGCGCGGGGCGTGTGGACGCCGGGCGGCAAGATCGGCGTTGATCCGCAGCACGTGCTCCAGGCGCAGGAGTTCGGCGGGCGCCGGGCCGACAAACGCAGTGAGGTCGCACTGCGCCGCGCCGGCATCCTGCCCGCGGGCATGCAGACGGCCATCCCCGAGCGTCCCTATCCCGGCAGCGACGACGGCCGCGGCAACCTGCGCGGCGCCTTCCTCTCGCAGCTCATCAGCTACCTGCAGGCCAGCAATGAGCAGGGCTACCGGGCCAACATGACCGACCGCCGAAAGGCCCAGCTGCGCAATCAGCAGGGCATCGGCTCCATCGCCAATCGCAAGGTCTACCAGACCACGCTCGGCGTTCGCTACTTCGTGGCTTATGGCCGGCTGCGTGGTGGGCGAGGCCGCCACCTGGCCCCGGGCGTGTGGGCCGCGCGTGGCACCCATGACAGCGATGTGGCACCCGTGCTGCTGTTTGTGCGCCTGGCCGGCTACCGGCCGCGCATCAGCATGGACAACATCGCATCGAAGGCGCAGGCCAGTGATGTGCTGGCCCGGCGCATGCGCTACCGCATCCGTCAGGTGGCGGGCGTTTGATGAAAGACACCGACATGCATCGATCACGTTTCGCGTGGAACACCGCGCGGTGTTCCATGGCCGAGGCCGCCGAGGCTGCAAAACCAGTCCGCCACGCGGACCGGTCCGGCACGGGTCCCTCCTGTGGGGTCACCAGTGCGGGTAATTCGCACCGCGGCCTCGGACTGTTCACCGATGTTCCTAAGGGGGTTAAGTGAAGGTCATCCCACTGTTGGACCAGCCCATATCCCAGGCTGAGTTCGCTCAGCTCATCGGCGTCAGCGAGGCGCGCGTGAGTCAGCTTGTGAGCGAGGGCGTCATTGCCCGCGGCGATACGGCATCGGCTTGGCTGCTCGGCTACTGCGAGCGCCTGCGCGATCAGGCGGCCGGCCGTGCAGGCGCGGAGGCCGGCGGCCTCGACCTCGTGCAGGAGCGCGCTGCCCTCGCGCGGGAGCAGCGCATCGGCCAGGCCATCAAGAACCAAGTGGCCCGCCGTGAGTTCGCCGCCGTGGGTCTGCTGGCCGATGTGCTTGCGCGCGCTGCCAGCGCCGTGGTCGACCGCTTCGATCAGCTGGAGGGCACGCTGCGCAAGGCCGTGCCCGACCTGCCGGACGAGGCGAAGGTCGCCGTGCTGCAGGTGGTCGCGCACGCGCGCAACGAATGGATCCGCGGAACCGAGCGCCTCGTCGCCGAAGAGGTCGACGCCATGATGGCGGCGGAAGAAGAGTTGCAGCAAGAAGAAGACGACCGCTGGGCCGGTCTACCGGACGCGACAGGCCATGAGTCTTAATCCTCCCACGCTTCATCCGGAAACGGCCGAGGCCATCAAGGCCGCCGTCCGCCTGGGCCTCGACAGCCTGCGCGCCGACCCGCCGCAGCGACTGGGCGACTGGGCCCAGGACGAATTCAAGCTGGCCGGTGAAAGCAGCCACACGAAGGGCGCCTGGCTCGCCTGGGCCTTTCAGGTCGGCATCCTCGACTTCATGAGCGATGACCGTATTGAGGAACTTGACGTGATGAAGGCCAAGCGCGTCGGCTACACGAAGATGATCACCGCCTTCGTTTGCTACAACATCGCGCACCGCCGCCGGAAGCAAGCCCTGTGGCAGCCCACGGACGACGACCGGGACAGCTACGTCAAGAGCGAGATTGACCCGCTGCTCGATCCGCAGACGGGCGTGGCCGCGGTCAACAAGGCCCGCAAGCGCGGCAAGGGCCCCAATGACGAGACGATCAAGCTCAAGAGCTTCCGGGACAGCGTCCTGCACCTGCTCGGTGGCAAGGCCGCGCGCGCGTTTCGCCGAATCACGGTGGCCGTTTCCATCCTCGATGAGATCAGCAAGTTTGACCGCAGCATCGAGAAGGCCGGCCCGCCGCGCGGCCTGGCTCGCGGCCGATTGGAGGGCGCGCCGTATCCGAAGCTCGTGTGCGGCTCCACGCCGCTGCTCAAAGGGCTGTGCCACATCGAGGACGCGGCCAACGAGGCCGAGGGCTTCGTGCGCTTTCACATCGAGTGCCCGCACTGCGGCGCCGATCACCCGCTGATGTGGGGCGGCAAAGATAAACGCCACGGCTTCAAGTGGGACCGCGGGCACCCGCAGACGGTGCACCACGTCTGCCCGCACTGCCATGAATCCATCACGCAGGCCGACTACCTTCGCGGCGGCATGCCGCAGCAGGGAGAGTGGGTGTGCGAGCGAACCGGCAAGCGCTACGGGACCGACCGCACCTGGCGCGACAGCGCCGGCACGCCCTGCCGCCCACCGCGCAGCCTGGCCGTGCACGTCTGGACGGCGTACAGCCCGCAGCGCGCGTGGTCCGACATCGTGGAGGAATTCGAGAACGGCCTGAGGGCACTGGAGAAGGGCGACGCCGGCCCCATGCAGCTCTTCGTGAACGAGACGCTGGGCGAGACGTGGGAACTGGCCGGCGAGCGCACCGATGAGCACGTCCTGCAGGCCCGCGCCGAGCCCTACAAGCTGCAGACGGTGCCGGTGGGCTGCCTGGTGCTCACGGCCGGCGTCGACGTGCAGCGCAACCGCTGGGAAATCACGGTATGGGGATGGGGCAGGGGGCTGGAGTCCTGGGTGATCGACGTCGTCGTGATTGAGGGAAATCCGGCGGTGGACGAGGAATGGGCGGCTGTCACCGCGCAGCTGCAGCGCCGCTATCGGCAGGACTGGCACGGCGGCAGCCTGGGCCTGAGTGCCATCAGCATCGACAGCTCGGACCAGACGCAGGCGGTCTACAACTGGGTCAGCAAGGCACAGCACGTCCTGCCGCAGCTGCGGGCCATCAAGGGCGATGGGAACGAGGCCATCAGCATCCTCGGGCCCAGCAGCCTGCAGGAAGTGAACTGGCGGGGACGCAAGATCGCGAGGGGCATCAAGCTATGGCGCGTGGGCACGGACGCGGCTAAGGACCTGTTGCTCGGACAGCTCGCCATTGACCAGCCGGGCCCAGGCTACGTGCATTTCTCTAACGAGCTACCCCGCGACTTCTTCGAGCAGCTTACGGCAGAGCAGCGCGTGCTCGCAAAGCTCAATGGACGCGATGCCTATCGATGGGTGAAGCGACGGCCACGCAATGAGCAGCTCGACAACCGCAACTACGCGCTGCATGCGGCTCTCGGTCTTGGACTGGACCGCTGGCCGCAGGAGCGATGGGTCAAGCTCGAAGCTGCTCTGCAGCCTGCCAAAGATCTGTTCGCGTCAGACATGTTGTCAGCCAGGCACCCTGACGCATCAGCTAACTCAGATCCTAAGCCGTTGCCGCTTCAGACTTCGCCTCAGCGGCACAACGCCGCTGAAGACCTTCTATTCGACCCCATCGCGCTATGAAACGATTGCCTATTCCTGCTGACGACCCACTGGCGATCATCGAAGACGAAGCTCGTTCCGTCGCAGTGCAGTATGGTGCTCAGTGGTCGAACGAGGCTGCGACGACGTTCATGCGGCGTCTCGCCGAGCGGCTTGGAGGAGCGCAGCTGTACGTGCCCCGGCTCAGCATCTCAGCGCGGCGTACGCGGGATGAACAGATCCGCGCGCAGTTTGACGGCCGCAACGCCCGCCAGCTCGCCCGTGAGTTTCATACCTCTGAACGGACTGTCCGCCGCGTCCTGGCCCGTGGTCACCTCGAAGCGCCTTAACACCTTGGTGCGGACAGGACACCTATCAGCTTCTCAAGGTCCAAGGGTTTCGTAAAGCAGTGCGTGAAGGGTCCCGAAAGCCGCAATCCATCGACGCGGAGTGCATTGCCCGAGACGGCCAACAGCATCGGAGCCTTCGCGCCCAGCTCTTTCAACAGGTGATTGGCTGCCACCTCGCCATCCATGCGGGGCATCTCGAGGTCGAAGACGACAAATGTTGGCAGAGTTCGCCGGACAGACTCGATAGCCTCAACACCATCGTATGCAACACCGACGGTGCAATGTTCAATAGTGTCCTGGAGGATCAACTTGAGCAGTTGAGCAGTATCCTCATCATCATCGACAACAAGGATGTGAAAGTCGTTCATGAGTGCCTCAAAACCAACCAAGATGCGACTTTCAGAGTTCATCACCCTTCGAGCCGACGACATCTTGGAAGAGGCTGTGCAGTTTGCTCAAGCGCTGCCGGCACTGGCGCGCGCTTCACGAGCAGAAGTACGAGACCACTTCAGGGAGTGCCTGGACGAAATTGTCATGCGGATGCATGCGGTCGAGGGTAGGACAGAAGCGGGAGAACCTGATGGTGCTCAAGACGCTGCGGAGCCCATGACTGCGGCCCAAGATCATGGAGCAGCACGCGCGAGGGACGGACTCACCGTGGTTGAACTTGCCGCGGAGTACCGAACATTGCGTGCGTGTGTGCTGAGACTGTGGCGAGACGAATGCGGGCCTCAGCCTGAGGATCTGGACGATCTGATGCGCTTCAACGAGACCATCGATCAGGCTCTCATGGAGTCGATTGAACGGTTTGAGGAACAGGTGGAGTACTGGCGACGAATTTTCCTTGGCGTGATCGGGCACGACCTGCGGGCCCCGCTAAACGCTATTGCGCTGACTGCAGAATTGCTGCGGCTCAAGGCAAAAGAGGACGTAGCTCGCCACACTGCCGTCATCGCCCGGGCAAGCAAACGCATCGGCAGCATGCTCGATTCACTGCTTGAGTACGCAAGCAATCGTCCTGGCTCTCCAATGTCGCTTCGGAAAACGGACGTAGACATAGCTGTGGCCATGGAGGATGAGATTCAGATTCTCCGCGCTGCGTTTCCGTCCAGACGCATTGAACTGTCCCTTGTCGAGCCGGGCGAGGCCATGGTCGATGCCTCTCGACTGCGGGAAGCCGTAGCGAACCTGGTTTCTAACGCGGCACAGCATGGCTCTGGCGAAACGGTCGATGTGGCGGTGCGGGGGGCGGAGGGTCAATTGGTGGTCGAGGTGTCCAACGATGGTCATCTGTCGGAACATGAGCTTTCCAACCTGTTCGAGCCGTTCAAAGCGACGCGCAGGGACTTTCACGGCCAGCAGGCGAATCTAGGTTTGGGCTTGTTCATCTGTCGTCAGATCGTGGACGCGCATGGCGGCAAGATCAGCATTGCATCTAACTCGGGACGCGTGCGCGTCAGCATGCAGTTTCCTAACCAGTGATGTTGGCTTGAGGCGTAACTCCCATAACTGAGTGGCGCTTAGGCAGTTAGCTTGGACAACTGTCTGTGACTTTGCCTCTGTGACTTGGCTCGCCGCATCAGGTCTCATCCATGGATGGGCCTGTATCGTCATTCAACCGACCAAGAACTGCAGCAGCTTCGCGGCAAGCTGTTCGCTTCGCTGCACGAGCGCCTGACGGGCCCCACCTCGGCGACGGTTAACGGCCGAGGCGTCCAGTACCAGCAGCGCACCGATGAGCTGCGCCGCGAGCTGGCGGATATCGATGCCGAGCTGAATCGTCGCGCTGGCGTACCGCTGCGCGGCCCCATCTACCTCGTATGACGATGGGCCGCCGTGCAAAGCGCTTCGGTCGAAGCGTTTCCCTCGCTGTGCCTGAGTCCGGGGCTGCGTCTAGCCCCAGCATGGCCGCTCACCATGCGGCCGGCCATGACCATGCAATGTTCGATTGGCACCCGGGCGGCGGCAGCGCGGATGCGGACCTCCTGCCGGACCTGGACCTTCTCACGGCCCGCTCGCGCGACCTCACGCGAAACAACGGCCTCATGGCCGGCGGCATCCAGACGCTGCGCGACAACATCGTCGGCGCGGTGCTGCGCCTCTCGTCCACGCCCGATTACCGGCTGCTCGGATGGTCCCGCGAGAAGGCCCGGGAGTGGGGCAACAACACCGAGGCCCATTTCCGGTCCTGGGCCGAGACCACGGAATGCGATGCCGGCCGCTCGCTCAACCTGCTCGGCCTCACGCTGCAGGCGCTAAGCGGCAGCATGGTCAACGGCGACGGCCTGGGCCTGCCGCTGTGGCTGCCGCGCTCGGGCAGCTCGTGGGCGACCCGCATCATGCTGGTGGAGTCCGACCGGCTCGCCACGCCGCCGGCCATGGCGGCCATGCCGCACATCCGCGGCGGGATCGAGTTCGACCGGTACGGCGCGCCGACCTTTTACAACGTGCGTCGCAGCCATCCGGGCGATGCAATGGGTGCATGGGCTTCCGGCGCCGACGAATGGGAGCGCATCCCCGCGTTCACCGCCTGGGGCCGCCGCCGCGTCCTTCACCTGCACGACAAGGAGCGCACGGGCCAGTCGCGCGGTAAGCCCATCGTTGCCGCGGTCATGCGCGAATTCCACATGGCCGGCAAATACTCCAGCAACGAGCTGGAGGCCAGCGTCGCCAATTCGCTGGTAGCGGCTTTTCTTGAGTCGAACCTCGACGAGGAATCGGCCGGTGCGCTCTTCGGGCAGGATCCGCGCGCGGCGTGGGGCGAGTCCGTCAAGCAGGCGCGCAACCTGCGCCGCATGCAGGGCGCGGCCATCATTCCGCTGCCCGTGGGCGCCAAGGTCTCCAGCTTCACGCCGGGCCGGCCCAACGCCGCCTTCGAGGCGTTCATGCTGGCCGTGTTGCGGCACGTCGCCGCGGGCCTCAATCTCCCCTATGAGCTGCTGCTGAAGGATTTCAGCAAGACCAACTACAGCAGCGCCCGTGCCGCGCTGCTGGAAGCCTGGCGCTACTTCCACGGCCGACGCCGCTGGCTCATGGATTACTGGCTGCGGCCCATCTATGAGCTGTGGCTCGAAGAAGCCATCAATTCCGGCCTGGTCGAAGCCCCGGACTTCTACGCGAAGCGCTATGCCTTCTCGCGTTGCCGCTTCATCTTTGGCGGCCGTGGCTGGGTGGACCCGGTCAAGGAAGCCAACGCGGCGCAGATCCGCATGGCCGCCGGCATCTCCACCCTGGAGCAGGAATGCGCAGAACAGGGCTGGGACTACGAAGAAATCATGGACCAGCTCGCGCTGGAGCGCCGCATGCGCGCCGCGCGTGGCATTCCTGAGCCGGCCGCGCCCGCTGCTGCATCGCCGGCCGCAGAGCCAGACGACACCGAGGCGCTGCCCGAGGACGCCGAAGCGGAGGGCCTCCCCCAATGAACCACTACCCCCATCTCGCTTCGCGCGTGTTCAACACGCCGTTGCTGATTCATCCGCAGAAGCTGGACGCCATCGTCTCGGGCCTGGGCCAGCGCCTGCTGGGTTCGCCGCTCGCGCCAGTCGCTGCCGCGGCCGTCGCGAGCGCCGAGGCCCCGGCGCCTGCCATGTTCAGCACCCGCAAGGGTGCCCGCGCGGAGCGCGGCTACATGGTCACCGATGGCGTTGCCGTCCTGGGCGTGCAGGGTGCCCTCGTGCACCGCTCGCAGTTCGTCATGGCCGACAGCTCTTTCCTGCTGGGCTACAACCAGATTGCGGCCGATCTCGAAGACGCCATGGGCAATGCCGACGTCCACGCCGTGCTGCTGGCCTTCGACTCGCCCGGCGGCGAAGTGGCCGGCGCCTTCGAGCTGGCCGAGCGCATGCAGGACATGAGCGGTCGCAAGCCCATGCGCGCCATCGCCGACAACCTCGCCGCGAGCGCCGCCTACCTGGCCGCCAGTGCCGCCGACGAAGTCGCCATCACGTCCACGGCCTATGCAGGCTCCATCGGCGTCGTCATGCGCCATGTGGACTTCTCCCGCGCGCTGCAAAACGACGGTGTGGCCGTCACGCACATCTTCGCGGGGGACCACAAGGTTGACGGCAACCCCTATGAGCCGCTGCCCAAGGAAGTGCGCGCCGCACTGCAGGCCGACGTCGAGGGCCTCTACACGATGTTCGTCGACGCCGTGGCCAAGCACCGCGGCATCGAGGCCGAGCAGGTGCGCGGCACCCGCGCCGCCGTCTTCCGCGGCGCTGCCGCCGTGGACGCGCGCTTGGCAGACCGCGTCGCCACGGCCGATCAGCTCCTCACCGAATTGGCCGCCCTGCGTGGGCGGTCGTATCCCGCCGGGCCTGGTGCCCGCGTCGCAACCGCCCTCACCACAGGAGCTTCCATGAGCGGCAATTCCCAAGAGCAGGGCGGCGCCCCGTCCGCCCATTCCAACAACCCGGCGGCCAGCTCGGTCAGCGCTGCGGACATCGAGCGCGCCCGTGCCGAAGGCGCACAGGGCGAGCGTGCCCGCGTCACGGCCATCCTGGGCCATGCCTTGGCCGCAGCGCATATGCCGCTCGCGCTGCAGTGCATCGCGACGGGGCTGAGCGCCGACCAGTCGACGGCCATCCTCGGCGCAGCGGGTCCGGCCGCTTCGGCGGTGCCCGCAGCCATCCCGGCCGCAGCCGCGGCGGCTGCAGGCGGGGGTGAGTTCGCCCGCGCCATGGCCGCCATCGGCAATCCCGCCGTCAGCGGTGTCGAAGGTGCTGCACCGCAGGCCGAGCAGCCCGGCGCCGTGTCCGCCACCTGGGACCGCGCCTTCCGCATCAGCCCGGCCGGCCGCTGATTCGGCCCCCGTCTTCATTCCCCTTCTGGAGTCATTTCCCATGACCGTTTTCGTTGAAGGCCGCCACGCGGCCGAGCACCTTGTCAGCGAGGCCAACGGCACTCGCTCGCGCGACACCGTCACCCTCGTGGCCAGCGCCGTCTATCCGGCTGGCGCCGTGCTGGGCAAGGTCACCGCCTCGGGCAAGTTCACCGTCCTTGACCCGGCCGCCCATGACGGTAGCGAGACCGCTGCTGCCGTCCTCTTCGACGCCGTCGACGCCACCGCGGGCGACCGTCCGGGCGTCGTGAACAGCCGCGACACCGAGGTCCACGGCGCCGCCCTGGCCTGGCCCGATGGCATCGGCGCTCCCGAGAAGGCCGCCGCCCTGGCCCAACTCGCCGCCCTCGGCATCGTCGCGCGCTGATCCCGCGCGGCTTCTCTCTTCCATCACAAAAGGAACCCAGATGGCCCACATGGACGTCTTCCGTCAGCGCGCATTCCACATGGTCGAGATGTCGGCCGCGGTGCAGCGCGCTCCCTACAAACCCAACTTCCTCGGCTCGCTGAACCTGTTCACGACCAAGCGCGTGCGCACGCCCACGGTGTCGGTCGAGGACAAGGGCGGCGTGCTGTCGCTGATCCAGACCAGCGAGCGCGGAGCCCCGATTAGCGAAGGCGAGCGCGAGAAGCGCAACCTTCGCGACTTCCGCACCGTCCGCATCGCCCGCGGGCACACGCTCTACGCGCACGAAATCGACGGCATCCGGGCCTTCGGCACGGACAGCGAGCTGCAGATGGTGCAGAACGAGGTGGCCGAGATCATGAGCGGCGAGACGGGCCTGCGCGCCGCCGTCGACCTCACGCACGAGAACATGCGCTTGGGCGCGATCCAGGGCGTGGTGGTCGACGCTGACGGCTCCACGCTCTGGAACTGGTTCGACGCCTTCGGCATTCAGCAGCCGGGCGAGATCGATTTCGACCTCGACGCCGCCAACCCGCAATCCGGCGCCGTGCGCACGAAGTGCAATCAGGTGGTGCGCAGCATGCAGCGGGCCGCGCAGGGTGCGTGGAATCCGCAGACGTCCGTGGTGGGCCTGTGCGGCGATGCGTTCTTCGACCAGCTCACCAGCCACGCCGAGGTCCGCAGTACCTACTTGAACCAGCAGGAGGCCGCCGACCTGCGCGGCGCCGTGGGTCGGGTGTTCAGTTCGTTCACCTATGGCGACATCACCTGGATCAACTACCGCGGCACCGACGACAACGCCACGGTGGCCATCGGCACCGACAAATGCAAGTTCTTCCCCGTGAACGCCCCGGGCGCCTTCGTGCAGGCGTTCTCGCCGGCCGAGTTCCTGCCGTTCGTGAACACGCCCGGCCAGGATGTCTATGCCATCGTGGTCGAGGACAAGGAACGCCAAGCCTGGGTGCGGCCCGAGATCTACAGCTATCCCCTGTTCATGTGCACTCGCCCGGGCATGCTGCTGCGCGCGAAGCGGACCTGAGCGGACACGGCATCGTGAACATCGTTGCTCCCTTCGCGGGCATCGAACGCCTGGTAAATGGCGGCGCAGCGGCGCTGCTGGCGAACGCCGTCGCCCAGGTCGACGGCGGCGAGCCCTTCGGCGTCGTCTTCGAGCGCATGCCGGCTGTCTTCGACGGCATGGTCGAGTCCACCGGGCCCACGGCCTCTTTCGACCTGGCGAAGGCGCCGAGCCTCGCCATGGACTCGGCGCTCGTGATCGACGGCGTGACGTGGTACGTGGCCGGTGGCCTCACGCCCGATGCCTCGGGCTGGGTCACGGTCCGTCTATCTCAAGCCGCCGACCTGGGCCGCTGACATGCACGCACAGCAACAGATCCTCGAAGCGGTGCGGGCCGGCCTGGTCGGTGTCACCGATGCTGGCGACAACGTCTTTCTGGACCGAGCCCGCGCCCTCGGCGCGGGTCAGCTGCCCGCCGTCCTGATCCGTGAGCACGAGCAGGGCGAAGAGGTGGACCCGCCGGTCGCTGGCCGGGCCGAGCAGCGGCGCTTCCGCGTGCTGCTGCGGGCCGTGGTCGCCGACGACGCGGACGCACCCGCGAAGGCGCGGCAGCTGGGCCTGCAGCTGGAGCGGGTGCTCGGCTCGCCCCAGTTCAAGGCCGTCAAAGCCAACCGCATGCGGCTGCTCGCGAGCCGACACATGCCTTTCGACGGTGGCGAAACGCCCATGGCCGCGCGTGAGCAGCTGTGGACCGTCACCTACTTTCTTCTCCGGCGCGAGGCGCCGGATCAACCTTCCTGATCGGAGCGCACATGGACGTGCAAATCTGGGCGGACGTCAGCGTCGCGGTGCAGACCGACCGCGGCGCCGCCAAGGCCATCACCGGCGTCACCAAGGGCGCCGCCACCCTCATTCAATGTGCCGGCCATGGCTTCGAGGCCGGCGCCGCGGTGTTCGTGCGCACGCGCGGCATCGGCGCGCTGGACTACGCCGTGGGCCTGGTGGCCGACCCGAGCGCCGACGGCTTCACGCTGCATGGCGTCGATTCGACGGGCTTTCGCGGCTCAATCGCCGAAGGCTCGACGGTGCAATTGATCACCTTCGGCGCCGAGGCTGAGACGCTGCAGGAGATCACGCCCAGCGGCGGCGAGGCGCCCGATGTGGCGATCAACACCATTCACCCGCGCCCCGATCACTCGGTCCCGGGCAAGCCGGCGCCCATCGTGTATTCCTTCGGCTCGCTGTGGGTGCCCACCGATCCCGCGCTCGTCGCGCTCAAGGCCGCGGCCCGCGCGCGCAGCACCTGCGCCGTGCGCTTCACTTGGGCCGATGGCACGACGCTGCTTTTCGCGGGGATGCCGAGTGCCTCGATGGCCCCGGGCGGTGCGTCGGGTCAGCCCGTGACGACGCCGATCAAGGTCAACGTGCGTGGCCCGCTGGCGACCGTGGCCGGCGCCGACGGGGAGGACTGACGCAATGACGAAGTCAATAAGGGTCCGCGATGCGGTCGCGGAGGAAGCCGACGCGCGGACGGCGGCAATGGGCGTGGTCGGTGCAGCGGGAGCCGTGTCGTTACCCGGCGTGCCGGATGGCGTTCCGGCCGAAGAGGTCGCTTCGGCCACCCTCGGCCCAGTCATCGTGCGCGGCGCGCTCTTCACCGAGGTTCTGGCCGACGACGTCCTGGCCTCGCGCGAGAAGCCCCGCGCGGGCGAAGACGAGCAGGTCGCCGCTGTCCGCGCGGCCGTCGAAAAGACCGTGCGCACGCTCGCCCGCCAGGTGCTGGATGCGGACGGCCAGCCCCTCAAGACCTATGCCGAATGGAACGTCTTCGGCGTGCGGCACCGGGACGAGGTGCTGCACCTGTTCAACGTCGCGCGCCGGCTCAATGGCTCGGCGGAGGACGCAGAAAAAAACTGAGGGAGCACCCCGCACTGCGCGACGCGTACACGCTCGCGCAGTTGCTGGGGTGCACGGTGGCCGCCCTGGTGGGCCGCAATCTGAGTGCGCAGGAGTTCGAGCATTGGCGAGTCATCATGAAAGCGGAGCAGCTGCATCCCCGTGTGGCGCAGCTGCGGCATGCCCAGCTGCTGGCGGCGGTCTATCAGGGCCCGTCCACCCGCAAGGGTGTGCGCCGGCCATGGCTCGCGTCGGACTTCATAGCGCCCGATCCGTGGGCGGATTCGCCCGTGCCTGGTGCAGTGAGCGGCGGGGGCTCGGTGCGCCGCGTCACGAAGGGGCGGGACGTGCTCGCACTCGCGCGGGCCAGCCAGGCCAACAGACGCCGATGACTGCCCAGGTGAGCACGGGAAGGGCGGCGCGATGACCGCTGAAATCTCCATCCTGCTGACGGCCAAGAACGCGACGAAGGGGGCTTTCGACTCCCTCAGTCGCGACGTCGACAGCGTGATTTCCGGCATCGGCTCGCTGCAGGCCGTGTTCGCCGGTGCGCTCGCGGGCCTGTCCGTCTCCACCGTCATGACGAAGTTTCTGAACGAAACCCGTGATGCCGAGCAGGAGCAGGCGCAGCTCGCCGCCGTGCTGCGCTCCACGGGCGAGGCCGCCGGCTGGTCGCTCGATCAGCTCAACGACATGGCGTCGGAGCTGCAGAAGAACAGTGTTTTCAGTGACGGCGATATCAACAAGGCGCAGACGCGCCTCCTGAGTTACACGGGCGTGGTCGGCGAGCAGGTGCCGCGCGCGATGCAGGCCGTCATCGACATGTCGGCCCGGCTGGGGATGGACCTCAACCAGTCCGCCGAGACCATCGGCAAGGCGCTGGACGTCCCGAGCCAGGGGCTGACCGCCCTGTCGAAACAGGGTTTCCGCTTCACAGACGACCAGAAGGAACTGGTCAAGCAGCTGGAGGCCACGGGCAAGACGGCCGAGGCGCAGGGGATCATCCTGCAGGCGCTGGAGTCCAGCTATGGCGGCGCCGCCAAGGCCGCCCGCGACACGTTCGGCGGCGCGATTGCCGCGCTGCGCAACAACATCGACAGCCTCATGACCGGCGACAGCGGGTCCATGAAGCAGCTCAAGGACACCGTCGAGGGCCTCAATAGGACCCTGGAGTCCGACGAGACGAAAGCCGCATTCCAGACGCTCACGGGCTGGCTTACCGCGGCTTCCACGGCCGCGATCCGCGGTGCCGCCAACCTCATCACCTTCGCCAACGCGAAGAGCCGCATTGCCCTGGTGCTGGGCACGGACGACTTCGGCAAGATGAAGGCCGAGGCCGACGGCGCCGCCGCGCACGTGTCGCGCCTGGTGGAGATGGCCGAGCGTTACCAGACCGCCATTTCCCGCGGCGAGAACGTGGCGCAGAACCAGCGCAACCTCGACAAGCTGCGCCCGCGAATCGCGGAGGCGCAGGCCCGCGCCGCGCAGGCGTCCGGTGCACTCAAGGGCTTCGCCGACGAGGTCGCCCCGCTGCCGTCGAAGGCCGAGGCGCCGGCCATCAAGGGCCCGGGCGCGGGTGGCGGCGCCAAGGCCGGCAAGGACGAGAAGACGAAAGACCCCGAGGCCGCCGCAAAGCGCTACCTCGAAACGCTCACGAAGCAGGTCGAGAAGGCCCAGCAGCTGAGCCAGGTCGAGCAGACGCTCGCCGAAATCCAGCGCATCCGCAATGACGGCGGCACCGTCACCGAGGCGGCCAAGCAGCAGCTACTCCGCGCCGCCGCCGAGCTGGATGCGGCCGAGGAACGCAAGGACCGCACGAAGCGCGAAGAGAAGGAACGCACCGAGCGCGAAAGCGCCTGGCAGAAACAGCTCGAAGAGGGCCGCCGCATCATGGATCAGGTGCGCACGCCCCTGGAGTCCTACGCGGCCGAGGTCGAGAAGCTCAATGGCCTGTTGGCCTCGGGCGCCCTGGATCAGGAGACGTACACGCGCGCCGTCGCCGGTGCATGGGGTGCCTATCAGGAGGGCGAGAAGGCGCTCAAGAGTCTCGGCACCGAGGCCGACGAGTTCGCCAAGCGCGCGGCCGGCAACATTCAGGACCAGATCGGCCAGGGCCTGTATGACGCCGTCACGGGCCAATTCGACAACATCGGCAAAGCCTGGCTGCAGCTGCTGCTACGCATGGCCGCAGAGGCCGCCGCGGCTTCGCTGTCCCGCGCGATGTTCGGCGACCTCGTGCAGGGCGGATCGGGCTCGGGCATGTTCGGCTCCACGCTCAAGGCCCTCGGTGGCGTGCTCGGGCTGGTGAGCGGTGGAGGCTACAGCGCCGCCACGCAGGCGGGACTCGATGGCGCCGTGGCTGGCCTGGGCGCAGCGAAGGGTTTCGACGTGAGCGCCCTCATGAACGCCCCGCGCATGGACACGGGCACCAACTACGTGCCGCAGGACATGCTCGCGGTGGTCCACAAGGGCGAGAAGATCACCCCGGCCCGCTACAACCGCGCCGCCGATCCCGATGCCCAGAGCGCTGGCCTCACGTTCGCGCCGGTCCTGAACAACCACATTGATTCGCGCTCGGACAAGGCGTCGATCATCGCGACGACGCAGTCCATCGTGAATGCCTCGCTGCGCCAGTTCGCCGAGCAGCTCAAGCGCGGGGGAGTGATCCCCACATGAGCCGCATCGTTCAACTGAGCGACCTGGTGAACATTGCCGCGATCACCTGGGGCATCCGGTCCTTCGACCTGTCGCGCAGCAACCCCGACACCGGGTCGACGCAGGTGGCGGTGCTGGGTCCGATGCGCCGTACGTGCGCCATCGTGAGCAACGAGCGCGAGGAAGACCCCGAGGTGATCGCGCAATGGCGCGCCCTGCAGCATGCCCTCGCCGGCCAGGTCAACCGCCTGGCCGTGTGGGACTTCGGCAACCCCGAGCCCCGCGGTACCGCCCGCGGCGAGTGGCGGGCCGCTGCCCGCGCACCTGCTGGTGCCTCGTCCATGGTGCTCGATGTCAGCGCCGGCCAGAACGGCCGCACGCTGCTGATCGGGGATTGGATCGGGGTCGGCCAGGACAGCGAGGGCCCGGCCCGCCAGCTGCTGCACGTGCAGTCGAGCGCAACGGTCGCAGCCAATCAGCTGACCGTTGAGTTCGCGCCGCCCCTGCGCGCGTCCGTGCCTGCCGGTGCGCCCGTGCTGTGGGACCGTCCGACCTGTCTCATGCGCCGCAGCAGCGGCGATGCCAGCTGGAAGGCCACGCCCGGCGAGTGGAACCCCTTCGAGGGTGGGCACAGCCTGGACCTCATGGAGAGCTGGGAATGACCGTCGGCATTGACGCCAGCTTTGCCGCGCTCGCCGGGGCTGCTGCCTATGGCGAGCTGGCCCTCGTCGAGCTGCGGCCCACCACGGGCGTCCTGCGCCTGACAACGTGGCCGATGGACGTCGAGGTCATGGGCTACACGTGGAAGGGCCTTGGCAACCTGGGCCAGGTGGGCGAGATCCACGAGAGCGACGACGGCGGCGCGGAAAAACTGCAGCTGAGCCTGTCGCCTGTGCCGCTGGATATGCGCGCCTTCGCGCTGAGGGACCCGCACGAATACCGCGACCGGCCCGTCCGGGTGTGGGTCGCCATGGTCGATGCGCACACGCTGCAGATCAATGGCGCGCCGGTGCTGCGCTTCGCGGGCGTGATGGACCAGATGCGCATTGACCGTCAGGACTCGGGCGATGGGTCCTCCGGCGGGTCCTCAGGCGTCATCGGCATGACGTGCCGGACCCTGAGCTACGACGTGCGCAGCAACCCATCGAGCCTGCGCATGAACCACACGCAGCACGCTCGCCGCTTCCCCGGTGAGCGTGGCTTCGAGTACCTGCAGGGCCTCATCGGCAACCCGACGGTCTACGCGAGCCGGGCCTATCAGGCCTATATGTACATCCGCAACATGCTGGGCTACCGGTGACAGAGTTAGACGATTTCGTGAACGCGCGGCGCGCGATTCCCTTCGAGTATTTCCAGCACGATTGCGCCCACGTGGCGGCCGACTGGGTCAAGGCCCGCACCGGTCACGATGCCCTGGCCCCGCTGCGCGGGGAGGGCGCGCCGCTGGATGGCGGCAGCCTGCTGCGCGCGCTGCGCTTTGTGCGCCAGGCCGGCGGCGGCGCCGATGCCCGCGCCTCGTTCATTGCGGCGGGCGAGTTCCTGCTCGGGCCCGCGCGACCTGGCCTGACCGCGCGCCGCGGCGACGTAGTGCTGGCCCGCAGTGGCGCCAAGGTGGGCCGGGTGTCCGGCTATAGCTTCGGCATCTGCACCGGCGCCCATGTGGTGGCCCCGGGCACGGATCGCCTGGAGTTCCTGCCGATCACCAGCGCGGAGGCCGCATGGTCGCTGTGATGCGCGCGCTGCTCCTGCTGTGCCTTGCCCTTGCGAGCGTCTCGGCACACGCGGAGCCTGTCTCCACGTTCATCGGCGGCATCTATACCTGGCTTGGCACGGCCGCGGTCGGGACGATGACATGGGGGAGCGTCATCACGGCCGCGCTGACGGTGGTCAGCGTCGCCAGCACGATGCACGCCACCAGCCAGCAGAAGCGCCGGGCCCGGCAGGAGGCCGCGCACAAGCTGCAGCAGGACATCGCGAACCTCGCGGATCGGCGCCTGACGCTCCTGCAGAGCGATTCGCCCCATGCGGTGGTCTACGGCTCGCCCGCGCGTGTGGGTGGTGCCATCGTGGGCATGGTCACCACGGGCGCCGGTGCCCAGTGGACGCACATCGTCATGATCTTCGCGGCCCACCCCTGCGAGGCCATCGAAGAGCTCTACATCGACGATGACCCGATTCAGGCCGGGCCCGATGGCTGGACCACGAACGAAACGTTCTTCAAGCAGCCCGGCGGCTTCATGGACTACGACCACGGGCCCATGGTGCACGTGGGCGTGCACCTGTCGCCCGGTGGCGTGGACGTGGCCGATCAGTGGCTGATCGACCAATGCAATAGCGCCATCGGCGGCGCCCCGGGCATGTGGACGGCTGATCACAAGCTGTCCGGCTTCACCTATGCCGTGGTGTCGGTCAACAAGATCATGGACCGCTTCCAAGGCGGCCCGCCCAACGTCACCGCCAAGCTGCGCGGGAAGGCGTCGATCCTCGATGTGCGCACCGGGGAGCGCGGCTACTCGCGCAATCCCGCGCTGTGCCTCGCGGACTTCATCACGTCGGAGCAGGGCTACGGCGCGAGCTGGGACCAGATCGACACGGCCGCGCTGATCGCCGCGGCGAATGCCTGCGATGAAGAGGTCTACGGCGCAGATGCGGACGACGGATCGGAAGGCGCCGCCGTGAACTTCGGCGGCAGCCGCGCCCTGTACGTGTGCGACGGCATGTTCCGCAGCGATCAGGACCGCGACAGCACCCGCCAGCAGCTCGAAGAGGCCATGGCCGGATTCAGCATGCAAAGCGGCGGCGTGTGGCGGATTCAGGCCGGCGCCTGGAGCACCCCGGTTCTGGTGCTGGGCGATGCCGACATGCTGCAGCCCTCGGTGGTGGTGCAGACCGGCAACCCAGGAGAGCGGGTCTACAACACGGCCCGCGGCACCTATGTGAACGCGGCGCAGAACGGCGTCAGCTCGGATTTCGCGCAGTACCAGAACGAGACATTCCTCGCGCTCGATCCGCACGCCAAGATTCTGGACATGGCGCTGCCCTTCACGGGCGCCCATGTGCGTTGCCACCAGCTCGCGCGCGTGGCCGTGGAACGCAGCCGCGGCGGCCTGGTGCTGCAGATCTTCCCCAAGATGCTGGCTTGGCACCTGCAGCCCGGGGACCGCGTGCTCCTGTCCTCTGCCTTCCTCGGCTTCGAGGATAAGGCCTTCATCGTGACGGACTGGCGCTACAGCCGCACGGCGCCGCTGACGCTGGAGGTGCAGGAAGACGTCCCGGCCTTCTACGACACGGCCGACGAGGTGCTGGCCGATGCCGCGCCGAATTCCAACCTTCCCAATCCCTACGCGCCGCCTGCACCGCCGCAGAACCTGCGCGTCGAGAGTGGTCCCGAGCAGATCGTGCAGCAGGTGGCGGGGGCCATGGTGCGCGCGCGCGTCAGCTGGGCCCCTTCGACCAGCTCCTACGTGATCCATGGCGGCCGGGTGCGGGTGCAGTGGCGCGCAGGCGCGACCGACCCGGGCCAGGTTGACGGCCTGGACGTTGCGGCCTGGAACGACGTCGAGCTGCCCGGCGACGCGGTCGAAACCTTTCTGCTCGGGCTGGATGTAGGCAGCGTCTACTCGGTGCGCGCGCGCTTTGAAACGACCTTCACGGCGTCGGCCTGGGTCTATGCGGGCCACACGCTCGAAGGCAACACGGGCAACCCGGCCGAGGTGCAGGGCCTGGCCCTGTGGGTGGCAGAGGACGGCATCCGCGCGCGCTGGGGTGCCCCGGTGGGCCTCGATCAGCTGGAGTGGGACGGCACACAGGTGCGCCGCGGCGACACCTGGCCGGCTGCTGCCGCTGACGTGCGCTTTGACGGCCGCGCCCTGACCGCATCGCTTGGGTGGTTCCCTGCAGGCGCGCAGAACGTGTGGGCGGCCCATCGGTCCATGACCGGCCGGTGGTCCTCGCCGATTTCCGCCGGCATCGCCATCCTCCCGCCTGCGACAGTGGTTCCGCAGTTCGAGCTGACCATGCAGTTTGTGCAGCTGCGGTGGGCAGACTGCCGCACCACGCAGCCGATTTCGCGCTACGTGGTGCGCAAGGGAGAAGCATGGGAGACGGCCGATCCGGTCGGCCAGGCCGTGGGCACGTCCTTCTCCCTGCAGGGCCAGGTGGGCGCGGCGCGCTACTGGGTGGCGGCCGTGGACGTCGCCGGCAACCTGGGTGTGCCGGGCGCAGTGGACGTGACGGTCGATCAGCTGATCGAGAGCGCCCTCGACGTGCTGGACAAGCAGCTCGGGGATGCCTTCGAGCTGCTGCAGCAGGACCTGACGGACACGAACCGCAGCTGGGCCCAGGCGGTCGCCGCCGAGGCGCAGAACCGCGCGCAGGCCATCATTGCCGCGGCCCAGCAGAGCGCGGCCGACCTTGCGGCCGAGGCGCAGGCTCAGGCCGCCGCGATCACGGCTGCGGTCGCTGCCGAGGCGCAGCGCAACACGCAGGCGCTCGCCGCGGAAGCCGCGCAGCGCGCGCAGGCGCTGGCCGCCGAGGCGGCCGCCCGTGCCGGCGACGTCGGCGCCGCTGCCGCGGCCGAGGCGCAGGCCCGCGCCGCTGCCATCGCGCAGGAGGCGCAAAGCCGCGCCGCCGCGCTCGGGGCCGAGGCCGTGGCGCGCAACGCGGCCATCCAGCAGTCCGCCGCCGCGCTGCAGGCGTCCATTGACTCGGTGCATGCCCAGCTCGGCGACATCCTGGGCGTGGGCGACTACGACCCCGCCCACGCTTACGCGGTGGGCGAGATGGCCAAGGCCGAGGGCAAGCTCTACCGGTCCACGGCCGCAACGCAGGGCAATCCGCCCCCGGACGCCGCGTTCTGGCAGCTCGTGGGTAACTACGCCTCTATCGGCGAGGCCGTGGCGGGGATCGCTGCCCAGGTACAGGATCACTCCACCCGAATCCAGCAGACGGAAGACGCGTTTACCGCGCAGGCCGCGCAGTTGTCGGGCGTCGCGTCAAGGCTCGGCGCAGCCGAAGGCGTGGGCGCCGCGAACGCGGGCGCTGTCTCGGGCCTGCAGTCGGACGTGAGCAGCATTAACGGCGCGCTGACGGCGCAGGCCCAGCGCCTGGACCGGCAGCAGGCCGCGCTCGACGGCAAGGCGTCGGCCTCGGCGCTCGCCGCCACCGATGCCAAGGTGACGCAGGCCGAAGGCGCGATCAGCAGTCACAGCGGCCAGCTGGCAAGCCTGGGTAGCCGCATTGGCGCCGCCGAGGGCGTGGGCTCGGCCAATGCCGGCGCTATCTCCGGCCTGCAGTCCGATGTGAGCAGCATCAACGGCACGCTGACCAGCCAGAGCCGCAGCATCGTGTCGCTCACCAGCGAGCTGCAGACGGGGCTCGCCCAGCTCGACACAGATGGCGGCGTGCCGGTGTTCCGCCAGGCCATGCAGCCGGTTGTCACTGGCGTCAAACGCAACCTGTTCGACTACAACTCATCGGGCCGCGGGGGCTTGTGGTACGGGTTCAATGGGCTGACCTGGCTCGACCCCAACGAGCTGGCTCCCGATGGAAGCTCGGGCGGCGTCATGAAGGTGACGGTGGCTCAGGAGCAGATCCTGCGCGTTGCCAAAGACGGTCACGAGGGCGGCGCGCCCGGTATGGCCTACGCCTACGGGCTGTGGATCCGAACGGCGGATGGCTCGTCGAAGCAACTCGTGATCGACGTCAACGATCGGTATCTCGGCGCTGATGGTGTGGTGACGGTCGATGGGACATATCGGCGCATCACAGCAGCGATGACGACGGAGGCGGACACCTTCCGCTTCATGGACGTCAACCTGACGCCGGGCAGCTACTACGTGTTCGGAGCGCAGATCGAGGTGGGCAGCCAGGCCACGGCCTATCAGGCAGTCGAGACGCCGACGAACTTCGCTGGCTCGGGGCTGCCGGTGGGCTCGCTATGGGTCGACACGGCCAACAACAACCGGCTGAGCCGCTACAACGGTGCAGGCTGGGACGAGGTGACGGACGCGCGCATCGGGCCCACCGCCAGCGCGGTGCAGTCGCTCGAAGCCAAGACGCAGCAGCAGGACGGCCAGATCAGCAGCCACAGCGGTCAGCTAGTGAGCCTGGGCAACCGCATCGGCGCGGCCGAGGGCGTGGGCGCCGCGAACGCGGGCGCTGTCTTGGGCCTGCAGTCGGACGTGAGCAGCATCAACGGCGCGTTGACAGCGCAGGCCCAGCGCCAGGACCAGCAACAGGCCGCGCTCGATGGCAAGGCGTCGGCCTCCGCGCTCGCTGCCACCGATGCCAAGGTGACGCAGGCCGAAGGCACGATCAGCAGTCACAGCGGGCAGTTGGTGAGCCTGGGCAATCGCATCGGTGCAGCCGAAGGCGTGGGCGCCGCGAACGCGGGCGCTGTCTCGGGCCTGCAGTCGGACGTGAGCAGCATCAACGGCGCGCTGACCGCGCAGGCCCAGCGCCTGGACCAGCAGCAGGCCGCGCTCGACGGCAAGGCGTCGGCCTCCGTGCTTGCCGCCACCGATGCCAAGGTGACGCAGGCCGAAGGCGCGATCAGCAGTCACAGCGGCCAGCTGGCAAGCCTGGGCAGCCGCATCGGCGCCGCCGAGGGCGTGGGCTCGGCCAATGCCGGCGCTATCTCCGGCCTGCAGTCCGATGTGAGCAGCATCAACGGCGCGCTGAGCAGCCAGAGCCGCAGCATCGTGTCGCTGTCCAGCGAGCTACAGACGGGGCTCGCCCAGCTCGATGCGGATGGCGGGGTGCCCGTGTTCCGGCAGTCCTCACAGCCTGCTATCACTGGCATCAAGCGCAATCTGCTGAACGGAAATTCCTCGGGTCGCGCCCACCCATGGGATTACTTCGTGGGCGACTGGACGATTGATCCGAGCGAGAGCGCCCCCGATGGCAGCGGCCTCGGCGTCATGAAGGTCACGACCTCCTCCAAGACAGAGTTTCGCGTCTCCGCCGGCTTCTACTACGAAGGCACCCCGGGAGAGACTTACACCTATTCGGTGTTCATCCGTTCTGCGGATGGCTTGCCGAAGCCGCTGCTGCTCGACCTCAACGACGCAGACTGGTCGGATGGCGGCGTGCCGGTGATCGATGGTGGTTACCGCCGAGTCGTCGCCACCGGTGTGACGTCTGCGAATGGCTACCGCTTCATGGATTTGCAGCTGCCCGCGGGCAGTTACTACCTCTTTGGCGCGCAGATCGAGGTGGGCAGCCAGGCCACGGCCTATCAGGATGTCGTTTCGCCGACGAACTTCGCGGGCTCTGGGCTGCCGGTGGGTTCGCTGTGGGTGGACACCGCCAACAACAACCGGCTGAGCCGCTACAACGGTGCAGGCTGGGACGAGGTGACGGACGCGCGCATCGGCCCCACGGCCACCGCGGTGCAGTCGCTCGAAGCCAAGACGCAGCAGCAGGACGGCCAGATCAGCAGCCACAGCGGGCAGCTGGTGAGCCTGGGCAACCGCATCGGCGCCGCCGAGGGCGTGGGCTCGGCCAACGCGGGCGCTGTCTCGGGCCTGCAGTCGGACGTGGGCAGCATCAACGGCGCGCTGACCGCGCAGGCCCAGCGTCTGGACCATCAGCAGGCCGCGCTCGATGGCAAGGCGTCGGCCTCGGCGCTCGCTGCCACCGATGCCAAGGTGACGCAGGCCGAAGGCGCGATCAGCAGCCACAGCGGCCAGCTGGCAAGCCTGGGCAGCCGCATCGGCGCCGCCGAGGGTGTGGGCTCGGCCAACGCGGGCGCTGTGTCGGGCCTGCAGTCGGACGTGGGCAGCATCAACGGCGCGCTGACCGCGCAGGCCCAGCGCCTGGACCAGCAGCAGGCCGCGCTCGACGGCAAGGCATCGGCCTCCGCGCTCGCCGCCACCGATGCCAAGGTGACGCAGGCCGAAGGCACGATCAGCAGCCACAGCGGGCAGTTGGTGAGCCTGGGCAATCGCATCGGTGCCGCCGAGGGCGTGGGTGCCGCGAATGCGGGCGCTGTCTCGGGCCTGCAGTCGGACGTGGGCAGCATCAACGGCGCGCTGACGGCGCAGGCCCAGCGCCTGGACCAGCAGCAGGCTGCCATCGACGGCAAGGCGTCCGCCTCCGCGCTCGCCGCCACCGATGCCAAGGTGACGCAGGCCGAAGGCGCGATCAGCAGCCACAGCGGCCAGCTGGCAAGCCTGGGCAGCCGCATCGGCGCGGCCGAGGGCGTGGGCTCGGTCAATGCCGGCGCTATCTCCGGCCTGCAGTCGGACGTGGGCAACATCAACGGCGCGCTGTCCAGCCAGAGCCGCAGCATCGTGTTGCTCACCAGCGAGCTGCGGACGGGGCTCGCCCAGGTGGGTGCCGATGGCGGCGTGCCGGTGTTCCGCCAGGGCAGGCAGCCCACTGTCACGGGCGTCAAGCGCAACCTGTTCGACGTGAACTCCTCGGGGCGTGCGGGGCCTTGGCACTCGGTGGGTGCGGCCTCGTGGGTGGTCGACGCGAACGAGCAAGCGCCGGACGGCAGCGGCCCGGGAGTGCTCAAGGTCACGATGGCCGTCGCTGACGTGGTGCGGGTTGCCGTCGGTCGATATGACGACGGTGTGCCTGATGTCTCGTACAGCTACAGCCTGTGGATTCGGACGGCTGATGGTTCGCAGAAGGCGCTCGCCGTCGACGTCAACGATGTGTTCTTCGGTGACGACGGCGTGCATCAGCTCGGCCCCGCTTATCAGCGTATTTCCGCGACGCTCGCAACGAACTGGAACTATTACCGCTTCCTCGACTTGAATCTGCCTGCGGGCAGCTACTACCTCTTCGGAGCGCAGATCGAGGTGGGCAGCCAGGCGACGGCCTATCAGGATGTCGTGTCGCCGACGAACTTCGCTGGCTCGGGGCTGCCGGTGGGTTCGCTGTGGGTGGACACGGCCAACAACAACCGGCTGAGCCGCTACAACGGCGCTGGCTGGGACGAGGTGACGGACGCGCGCATCGGGCCCACCGCCAGCGCGGTGCAGTCGCTCGAAGCCAAGACGCAGCAGCAGGACGGCCAGATCAGCAGCCACAGCGGCCAGCTGGTGAGCCTGGGCAACCGCATCGGCGCGGCCGAGGGCGTGGGCTCGGCCAACGCAGGCGCTGTCTCGGGCCTGCAGTCGGACGTGAGCAGTATCAACGGCGCGCTGACCGCGCAGGCCCAGCGCCTGGACCAGCAGCAGGCCGCGCTCGATGGCAAGGCGTCGGCCTCCGCGCTCGCCGCCACCGATGCGAAGGTGACGCAGGCCGAAGGCACGATCAGCAGCCACAGCGGCCAGCTGGCAAGCCTGGGCAGCCGCATCGGCTCGGCCGAGGGCGTAGGCTCGGCCAATGCCGGCGCTATCTCCGGCCTGCAGTCGGACGTCAGCAGCATCAACGGCACGCTGACCAGTCAGAGCCGCAGTCTCGTGTCGCTCACCAGCGAGCTGCAGACGGGGCTCGCCCAGCTCGACACAGATGGCGGCGTGCCGGTGTTCCGCCAGGCGACGCAACCCGCCATGCGGGGCGTCAAGCGCAACCTGTTCGACTACAACTCATCGGGCCGCGGCGGCATGTGGTACGGCTTCGGCGGGGCGACTTGGCTTGACCCCAATGAGCGCGCACCGGACGGCAGTGCAGGCGGCGTCATGAAGGTGACGGCGGATCAGGAGAGGATTCTGCGGGTCGCCAAGGACGGCCACGATGGCGGAACCCCGGGCCTGAGCTACGCCTACGGGCTGTGGATTCGCACGGCGGATGGAACGTCGAAGCAGCTGGTGATCGACGTCAACGACCGGTATCTCGGCGCCGATGGCGTGGTGACGGTCGATGGGACATATCGGCGGATCACGGCAGCGATGACGACGGAGGCGGACACCTTCCGCTTCATGGACGTCAACCTGACGCCGGGCAGCTACTACGTGTTCGGAGCGCAGATCGAGGTGGGCAGCCAGGCCACGGCCTATCAGGCAGTCGAGACGCCGACGAACTTCGCTGGCTCGGGGCTGCCGGTGGGCGCGCTGTGGGTCGACACGGCCAACAACAACCGGCTGAGCCGCTACAACGGCGCGGGCTGGGACGAGGTGACGGATGCGCGCATCGGGCCCACCGCCAGCGCGGTGCAGTCGCTCGAAGCCAAGACCCAGCAGCACGACGGCCAGCTGAGCGCACAAGCCGCCAGCGTCACGGCGCTGCAGGCGCGTGCGGATGGCGTCGATGGCAAGACTGCCTCCATCGAACAGAGCCTGTCGGTAACTGCCGACACGGCAGGCAAAGCGCTCGCGCGGTACACGTTCCGCCTCGACGTCGGCGGCCGCATCAGCGGCATGTTGAACGACAACGACGGCCAGACCAGCCGCATGGCATTTTTGACCGACGTGTTTTCCATCACGTCTCCGGGCTACGCCGATAAACCGGTGTTCACCATCGGCACGGTGGGCGGTACGGGCGCATTGGGATTCCGCGGGGACATGTACCTCGATGGCTCGATCCTGGCCCGCTCCATCAGCGTGCAGCAGCTGGCGGCGCTCACGGCCAACCTGGGCCAGGTCTACACGGGCCGCCTCGACGTCATGGGCGGCATCAACGGCGAGGGCGGCGAGAACTGGGGCTATGCCCGCAGCTACGGGAAATGGTACGGGGACGGGCAATGGGGCTGGTTGCTCGCACGTCGCGGCTCCGATGGGCAGGTGATGGCCGAAATCAACGGCCCCAACATGGGCTTGCAGATGCACGGCCCCTCCGGCTGGATGCGCCTTTGGGGCCCCGGCTTCAACCTCGACACGGGCGGCCTGACCATCAATCAGGTGGACGTGATCGACACGCTGAACGTGCGTGGTGGTGCCATCAACACATCGTTGGCGGCCGTGGGCGCCGATTACGTGCAGGTGAATTTCGCAGTGCCCGCCGGGCAGAACTGGCGAGTCGCCTGCCACGCCACGAATCAGCACGCAGGCCCCGTCTTCTCGCTGCTGCGCACGCACAGCGGCAACTACGCCATGGCGGCCGACAGCGGCTCACAGAACCTGCTGCGCATGTGGGACCTCGGCCCGGGCTCCTACGGCGTGCAGATTTCCGCGCAGGACCTTTGGCGGGGTGGCTATGCAAACGGCGGCTCCGACTGGGGCCCGCCCCCCTATTCGCCCAATGGCCAGGTCGTGAACCTCGTTCTCCACATCTGCAAGAAAGCCTGATGGACGTCATCAATTACACCGTGGTGGACGAGCACGGCCTCGTGCGCTCCTATGGGCAGACGGCCGAGCCTCAGCTGCTGTCCCCGCCAGCGGGCGGCCGTGTGCTGGCCGGCGTCGCGCCGCTCACGGTCAATGCCTGGTGGGCGGCGGACAGCCAGACCTTCCAGCTGATCCCGCCCGCGCCGTCGCCGCGTCACACGTTCGACCCGGTCGCCAAGGTGTGGGCCCTGGTGCTCACCCTGGCCGATCTACGCGCCGAGCAGCTCGACGCCGTCAATGCTGCCTTCGAGCGCGCGAGCCAGGCGCTCACGGAAGGCTATCCGGCCTCCGAGCGGCTGACCTGGCCCATCCAGCAGAGCGAGGCGCTCGCGTGGGCAGCCGACCCGGCAGCGCCGACCCCGTACCTCGACGGCCTGGCCGCAGCGCGCGGGATCGAGCCCGCCGAGCTGCGGCAGAAAACGCTCGAGAACGTGCAAGCCTGGATGGCGGCCAGTCAGCAGCTGATCGGGCGCCGGCAGGCGCTGCGCGATGCCATCGCCGCCGCGGCCACGGTGGACGCCATCCGGGCCATCACCTGGGAAGGAGACGCCTAGCGACACCGACCCATTCCCCTTCCTCCTGCTTCCTTTCCTTCATCCGAGAACACCATGCCTCAAAAAATCATCGCGCTGCACAAACCCCTCATCGACGAGGGCACCGGCGCACCTGTCACGCATTTCGTCATCAGCCAATACACCATCGTGGTGGACGGCACCAAGAGCCAGGCCGTCCTGCAGGGCTTCGTGAGCGCTGACGCGCGCGCCGCCGGCCGCAAGCCGCTGGCCCATCGCGCCGTCGACCTCGTGGGCACGCCCGAGGGCGACACGCTGCAATGGCTGTACACGGCGCTGATCGCCAAGCCCGACGGCGAGCTGGCCGGCGCCGCGGCGGTCTTCGAGGAAGCGACCTAAACGCATGCCTCCCGAACCGACCTCGAACGTGGTCGCCAGCATCGCCGCGAGCGCTTCGACGCTCGCCATGGCGATGCTCGGTGTGGATTACTACGCCCTCATTTGGGGGCTCATTGGTGCGCTGCTGGCCCTGTATCAGGCCGAGCGCATGGGCCGTATTCGGTCGCTGGTCTTCGTGGCCCTGTCGACCCTCGTGGGCGCCGCCTGCGGCACAGCCGCTACCGAGTTCATCGGCAGCTCGCGGCCGGTGCTCATCGTGCTGTCGCTGATCGCCGGCTTCGGTGCGCAGGTGCTGGTGACCACGCTTTTGCGTGCGTTGCTGAGTCACGTCGGCAAGCTGGAGAGCAAGACGTGAAAACAGCCATCGAACTGGGCGGCATCATTGCCGCGTGTGCAGTCCTGATCGGCTGCGTGGTGCGTGTGGACCTTCTGCGCGCCGGGGAGCACCGGGTGAGCGTCTTCGGTGTCTATCTGCTGTGGGCGGTGTTCGCCTTCGGCGTGGTGCTGGGCCTGCTGCGCGGCGAGGAACTCGACTGGTACGACGTGGCAGCGCTCGCCGGCATGCTCATGCACCTGGCTCTGTCTCGCAAGAGCTGGCGGGGCTGCGCGCCGCGGGATGCACAGGTCAAGCAGGTGCGCGATATTGGGGGGCAACATGGATAGCGCCGTGGAAGTGATGCGCGCGGGCCCGGCCTGCCACGCGCTGAATCACCACTATGAAGCCTGCAAGCTGCTGGCCTACCCGGACCTGGCTTCGCCGCTCTTTGCGGCGCTGCGCCGGGCGGGCTTCGACCCCTACAACATGCCGGCGATCCCGACGCCGTTCGCGAGGCTGAGCGGAGCGCCCTGGACCATTGGATGGGGCGACACGCTGGACGTGCGCGTCGGCCAGGTCATCACGCAGGCCGAGGCGGACGTGCGCTATGCGCGGCGCCTCGCCCGCGACTTCGAGCCGCCCGCGCGCGAGGCCGTGCAGGTGCCGGTGTCGCAGTGCCAGTGGGACGCCATCGTTTCGACGGTCTACAACACCGGGCCCGGCGGGCGAGGGCGGGACGGCATCCTCTACCTGGCCGATGGCCGGCCGAGCACCTTTCTGCGAAAGCTCAATGCCGGCGACTACGCGGGCGCCGCGGACGAGCTGCCGAAGTGGGTGAGGGCGGGCGGGCAGGTGCTCAAGGGGCTGCAGCGGCGCCGGCATGCGACGCGGCTTGTGTTCCTGGGCTGGCCCGTTCGCAGGGCCATTGAGGCCGGCGGGGCGGCGTTTCCATGACCCCGGCCATGCAGGCGCTCGCTCCGGCGTTGGTGCTGAGCCTGGGCTGCAATGCCGGGCTCGGCTGGGCCTGGCTGCATGCGCGGGATGCCGCGACGCGCACGCTGGGCGAGCGCGACAGCGCGCGGGCGGACGCCTCGGCCTGCAGCGACGGCGTCGCCGATCTTCGCGACCTGGCAGACGAGCGCCATCGGGTCGCGAAGGCTGCGCAGGCAGCAGCAGCAGAGCGGCGGCGGCAACAGGAGGCTATGGCGCAGCTTATCCTCTCGACGCCCGCGGTGCCCGGTGACGTCTGCGCGAGCGCTCAGGCGCGCGTCGACAGCTGGATACGGGGAAGGGTGGCACCATGAGGAGAGCCGCGCTCCTGGGCGTGTCTGCGGCTTTGCTGGCGGGTTGCGTGCTCGGCCCGCCCGCGCGCGTCAATGTGCCTGTGCCGGTCGAGTGCCACGCGAAAGAGCCGAAGCTGCCTCCCATGCCCACAGACCATCTGCCGTGGGGCGTGGACGTCGACCGCTGGGTAGCGGCGGCTCAGGCGGAGTTGCTGTTACGGGACGGCTATGAAGGCGAATTGAGGGCCGCCCTTCGCGAGTGCACTGGTTGAGGCCCTGCGATTCGAGTGGAAACCAGGTTCGCTGTGAACGACCACAGTCGGGGATCGGCATGCGCATTTGAATGACTGTTTGGGAGTCGCTTCTCTGAGGATTCGAGACATCGCCGGAGCCGTGAGCGTGCACCAAGGCTGCATACAGCCCACCTCTACCCTGCAGACTCTGTGTGGTCCCCCTGCAGCTGGAATCTCGGTAGACTCAAAAAATTATGCGAATCATCGCGGAGGTGAGATGAAGCTCGTCAAGGCGCATGTGACCAACTTTCGGTCGGCGGAGGATAGCGGCGAATTCGAAATCGGGCAGGTCGTTTGCCTCGTCGGAAAGAACGAAGCCGGCAAGAGCGCTCTTCTCCAGGCGCTCGCAGCCTTGAATCCGCACCCATCGACTCCGCAAGTTTTCGACAAGGAGCGCGACTATCCCCGCCGGCACCTTGCGTCGTATGCCGAGCGACATCCTACAGACGGTGCAGTTGGAATTGTGACGGAGTGGGATTTTGAGGATAAAGAATTGGCTGAGCTTGACGGCATGTTGGGCGAGGGTGCTGTCGAACGTCGGGTACAAGTTCAGCGCATCTATGGTGGTAACTTCACATCTACCCCCAGAATTGACTTCAAAAAAGCTGTCAGTCATCTGTTAGAGAGATTCGAGGTAACTGGGGATGATCTCGTTCCCCTGAGTGCCGCCACGACAACCGATGAACTGTTAAAAGCGCTCAAGGCCGTCGAGGCGCGCACTGACGCACAGTCCAAATTGCAGGCTCACTTGGAGAGCGAAGGTAATGCGACTAAGCAGGTCAACAACTTTATCTCAAGAAACCTGCCAAAATTCATGTACGTTTCCTCCTATGACAGGATGGACGGGACGGTGCAGTTCCAACTCATTCAGTCGCTGCAAAGCCAGAACCTGCTCAATCGGGACGAGCACAGAGGCAAGAAACTGTTTCTAGAGTTTCTTCAGTATGCAGGTATCTCTTTAAATGAATTATTAAAGCAGAACACATACGAAACATACAATGCGTTATTGCAGGCCGCATCAAATAAAATCACTGACCAAATTCTTGAATATTGGACTCAGAATCCGGACTTAACTGTTGAGGTGAAGGTATCGACGGGTATGCAAGGTGATCCGCCCCCCTTCAATGAAGGAACGGTCGCTCGCGCCCGCATCTACAACACACTTCATCGCGTAGACACCCCCTTCTCGGAGCGCAGCGCTGGGTTTGTTTGGTTCTTCTCGTTCTTGGTTAAGTTCGCCCAGATCAAGAACGAGGCGACGCCTGTTATCTTGTTGTTGGACGAGCCTGGGCTCACACTGCACGGAAAGGCTCAAGCCGACCTTCTGCGCTTTTTCAACGAAAGACTCGCACCACACCACCAAGTCATCTTTTCGACGCACTCACCGTTCATGGTGCCAGTCGGAAATTTCGCTTCGGTGCGCATAGTTCAGGACGTGATCGAGTTAAAAGGGAGCCGGCGGGTTCCGCTTGGCACTAAGGTCCGCGACGACGTACTGACACAAGATCCAGACACACTTTTTCCGTTGCAGGCAGCTCTTGGTTATGAAGTGACCCAATCGCTGTTTGTTGGAAAGAATACTCTTTTGGTGGAGGGTCCCGGCGATATCCTTTACATACAGGCACTCAGCGATGCGCTCCGTAGGCGCAAGCGGCAAGCGCTCGATCGGCGCTGGACTATTTGCCCCGCTGGCGGCATCGACAAGATCCGCCCATTCGCGTCCTTGTTTTCTGGCAACGCGCTGAATATCGCCGTTCTCTCGGACCAAGCTGCAGGCGACAAACGCAAAATCGAAGATCTGCGAAAATCTCAGATTCTAAAAGCAGGTCAATTCCACACCATCGCCGATCTACTTGGGCGTCCTGAGGCAGACATCGAGGATCTTTTGGCTCCCGGTCTGCTGGTCGAGATCTTGAACGCCGCATATCAACTAACGGGCCCGCACGCACTAACGGTGAAGAAACTTGATGAAGCCGACAAGGCCACTTCCCGACTCATTAAGAAGGCCGAGGCCTTTTTCAGGCTGCTGCCCCAGACGATTGACATGCTAGATCACTTCGCGCCCGCCGCCTGGCTTGTACGACATGGCGAGATTCTCGATGCAACGTCGGCTGAGGTGAATGAAACATTAGACCGGGCTCAGGCGGTTTTCGAGACTTTCAACGAGCTCCTCAAGGATTGAGGGTCAGGCACCGCATACGAAGCGTTGACGCACTGTAGTTGGACGGGGCTTGCCCCACTTTGGGCTACCTTGGGCGATTTCCCTTAACTCCTACGTTGAACGTCCGCTCCCTAATATCTAGATGGCTGAAGTTTGGGCCCACAGCGGGCTTGGAGCGATCGTACTCAATCATTGGCGCGGTGGCTGCTCCAGACCCGTTACCGACGCCCGATTGGATTTTCACCGTCCGTGACATTTGGACTTCGTTGGTCGAACGTTATGCAAGGGCCAGAATGCACACACAGAAGCCAACTGAAGTCAGATTTTATTCCGGAGTGTTGTTCCTAGGGCAAGCCTACGGATGAGGATCCCTCTGCAGTGGATGCGCGGGGTCTCAAGCGCTGCTGCCTGCGCATTAGAATTGCACGCCTGCGTCCTGGGCCATCCCGCGTGCGAGATTTTCTGTCAATTCAAGGCATCGCAGCACAGAATCTTGCCGAAGCACTATCCTCTGACCGACCAGATATCGAGTATCCCCACTTTTTTCGATGTATTTTTGGTCGATTATTCCCTCAAGATGCGCCAAAAGATGTCTCTGTTGAAAGAAAATATTCAAGGCAGACAAGTCGATTTCTGAAAGATGCACGTCATATTTGGTTCCGAACGCCTCTTTCCACAAGTCACTGCCTTCGTCGAGATTTTGAAACGCGTTCCTCCGCGGTTTTTTGTGCGTCCTAGAGTGCCGTTCATACAGGGCTTCCGCGAACCTTTGGAATGCCATGACCACATTTTGTAAGCCAGCTTCCAGAATAAGTCGGCAAAGGTTCTCTGCTGTGTCCGCGTCCGAAACGCTTGCGCGAACTGCCGGCAGAGACGCAACGCTCGCCCTGACCGCCGACAGCGACTGGCGAAACACATGTTCAGCTGCGCTCGTCCCGCAGGCTGGGCAGAAGAACGCAGAGCCGACCACAGCATACTGACATGCGCATTTCTCGCAGGAAATTTTCAGCCGCATCGGGTCTGCCGCACTAACAGGCAGTATCACTTCTCTTGGCGCTTTGGATACGTTCATTGTAATCTTGATGAACGCATTGCGACGCTGGCGCTGGTTCCATTCGGACGCGTCGGCTTCCATCGCCTCGTCAATAATATTAGTTAGTACGCCCATTGCTTTAGCCTTCTGGTACTCGACCTGCTCGGTAGTAAACCATGATCGAGCGGGAGCCTCATGGCCGCAAAAAGGGCAGTATGCTGCCTCATCCTTTACTTTGTCGCTCCACCAGTCGGCCGCAAGAACCTTGAACGTGAATAGGCAATCTGACGCCGGACATTCGCGGTCGATATAGCCTTCCAAGTCAATGGGAACTGAATCTGTAACGTCTACCTTAAGCTGATTGCGTTCCAGCTGTTCCAGCTCACGAATAAGTTTCTCGAACATGCTCAGTCCTCTTCTTTAAGACGCGAGAGCAGTAGCCCTTGGCTCTTTATGCGTTGCGTAATCGTTGCTGCGTCCGAGGTGGCCAAGCAGCAGACGCGATCTCAGATTTAGTGATGGACGCACCTCTTTTCGAATCCATATTGGGTTGAGGCCGCGCCCTACTAAGCCCACTGCGCAAATAATGAAGGCTACTTCGCGCTCGCGCCAGCCAAGCACTCTAGCGCAAACTGAACGCAGTAAGGAGCAGCCGAATGGGTGGATACGTCCATTGGCGCGCAGTAGGAGCGCATCATCCGCTCGCTCACCCCAATCTGGCGGGCAGCGCCACGTTGGGAGAGCCCCGCCCGTTCGATCAGGGTGCGGATGTAGGCGGGGTCCGGGTTGTGCTTACTTGCGTCGGGCAGCATTGGAAATGGCGCGCTTGCGCGCGGCTTGGTACAGGGGATGGCCCTCGAACAGCACCACGCGTCCGCGGTCGAAGTAGTCGACCATCGAATCCGTGTTGTTCTCGTAGCCGGTGGGGATGATGCCGTGCAGATCGTTGCCGTAGTCGCGGTCATAGATGGTGACGCAGGCGCGGCCGTCAACACGGTTGTCCAGGCTGTAATGGACGCGGGCCTTGAGCTTGCCCTTCGTGACGGCGAAGACACCGAAGCGCACGCCGACGAACTGCTCCGCAGCGGCTTGCATGCGCGCGGCGTAGGTGGCGACTTCGGCCGTCTTTGCTGCGGTCGCCAGGATGTCGCGCGTGGTGGCGATGGCCAGCAGCTCGTCGAGGTAGGGGCGCCCGTGCATCTTGCCGTTGATGAGGAACATTGCGCGCAGGCCGCCGAAGGCGCGGGATAGGCGGTTGTCCCGGATCACCCGGCCATCTTCTAGGTACACGACAAACGACACGTCGCCGGCAACGGCATCGGCGCCGGTGATGGCGCCGGAACCGGAGCCGCTGCCGTAGAAGCCTTGGCAGTAGACGCCGAGGCCGACGAGGCGCTCCGGCTGGGTTGCAAGGGGGCGGACTTCGTCGGCGGTGAGGATCAGTTGCGTCGGGTGCATGGTGGCTCCGGTAGGGTTCGCCGCGCCGGGAATCGGCTGGCATGGGCTGAATCATATAGGCGAAAATCGCCTAATTCAACGATGACCCTCGAACGCGATCAACCATCCTCGGCGCGGACGCCCCTGCCGATGCCGCTCGTCAGGTGTCGAGCTGAACCGAGAAGTACGCCTCCCCCACGTCGCCCAGCTCGCGCATGCCTGCAAGGCGCGCCTTGTCGAAGGCTGCAGCCCATAGGCTCGCCTCGCGTATCTCGTCCTTGCTGAGGTCTTCCGCGCTGCTGTCCTGGACGGCCTCAAAGGCGCGCAGGGTGTGCGCCAAGTCGTCCCCGAGCAGGCGATTCAACTCGCGAAGAAAGCGGGCTTCAGCGCTGCGCAGAAGGTCCGCCGGTGTGTCGGCGGGGGTGTCGATGAGGCGGGCAGAGACGGACATGGAACCTCCGATCAGAACGGGGCAGGGGAGCGGACGACGTCGACGGGGCCGATGCCGTCATAGACCACGGCGCCGCTGGAGCTGGTGACGATCCATCGGCCATTGATGCCTTCGGCGGGCGCGACGTCGTAATCCTCGGGCGGGAGAGGCAGGACGATCTCGTCCCGGACGGTGTCGCTGTACTAGGCGGGCACGCGGAGCAGGGTGGGGTGGCCGAACAGGCTCATGGCTTACGGGGTTGGGATGAACTTCGACAGGAGCCCCCAGTGCACTGGCGGCAACTCTTTTTCCTTGCTGCATGGACGGACAAGCCACAGCTGCGAGAACTCGTGAATGCGGTCATCGATGACCTGCGCTTCGGTGCCGGCCAAAAGCCAGCCAAGGTCAGCGGGGCAGGGCAACAACACGGGGTCCGCCATGAACAAGGCTGTCCGATGGCTTGCGACGCCTGAGCGCACAGTCACCTCGATCCGTCGGATGAACCGCTGAAAGTTGTTGTGCGGCCAGACAGACACCTCCACACGGCCGACCACGGGCGCCGGGTACTCGGCCCGGCGCAGACGCATGCCTTTGGAACGGAGGGTGCGGACTTCACAGAACACTGGGCAAATATACAGTGTTTCTGTAGACTGAATCCATGGACAAACACGATGACGAAATCTGGATAGCAGCCTGCGCGCACCGCCTGCAGCAGCACTGGCGCACGGTCGAATCTAGCGAGCTGGCGGCCACGGCGCGGCAGATTGCGCATGACCCCGAGCTTCGCGCCTTGGCGCCCAGCACTGCCGCGGCTCGTTGGCTTGCCCCGGTCAAGGCGCCTGCGCGTGGGGATTGACCAAGGGCTGATCCTTGTTTGCGGCGCGCTGGCTGCCTGGCTATCGCAGGACCTTAGCAAGGCGCGGGCGCGGTGGGCCTGTGTGTTCGGCTTGGCCTCGCAGCCGTTCTTCCTGGCTGCGACCCGGCAGGCCGGCCAGCTCGGTATGTTCGCGCTGGCGATGCTGTACACGGTCGCCTGGGCACGTGGAGCATGGTCCTACTGGCTGCGGCCGGCGCTGCGCCGCAGAATGTGAAGGATGTGCAATCGTTACGTCGCCCCCAATGAGCTGGAGATGGAACGGCTGTTCCACATTGGCCGCGCCAATCCCGTTCCTTGGCCGCGGACGATCTTCCCGCGAAGCCCCGGCCCTTTCATTCGCCGTGCTCGCGACGACGCCGGCTACTCGCGCGAGCTGGCTGTAGGGCAGTGGGGCCTGATCCCCTGGTTTGCGAAAGAGCCGCGACTCAAGTTCTCGACCAACAACGCGCGTAGTGAAGAGCTGGAAGCCAAGGCGACGTTTCGCGATCCCTGGAGGCGCGGGCAGCGGTGCATCATCCCGGCCCTCACATTTGACGAACCGAATTGGGAGACGGGCAAAAACCAATGGTGGACCTTCCGCCGCACCGATGGTGAACCATGGGGCTTGGCCGGCCTGTGGAACATCTGGACGGACCGGTCCACGGGTGAGGTTCACGAGAGCTACACGATGCTGACTATCAACGCGGACGAGCACCCGCTGATGAGCCGCATGCACAAGCCGGATCCAAAGCTGCCGCCCGACCAGCAGGACAAGCGCAGCGTTATCCCGCTGGAGCGCGGTGATTGGGATCAGTGGCTTGCGGGCACAACTGCAGATGCTAATGCCTTGCTCCGCTTGGCACCCGTCAATGTTTTTGATGCCCGGCCGGCGGGTGAAATAGCGTGAGCGATGGTGTAACAGGGACGAACGATTTTCGAATTGCGAGAGGATGCAAAGAAGCGTCTGTAGATGGCGCGTTAGCTTACGATCAAGAGTCCAAGTTCCCTTACGCGCGTCTGCCTGCAGTTTCTCTATTTGGTTGGCTTACGTGCATTTGGCACAGTCATGTACAGGTGGAATCCTCAAATATTTGCCAGGGAAACCCCTGCTGATACTTCGTTTGAAAATTGCCTTTCGGATCGGCTACTATGTATGTCATGGGGCCAAATGAGGCCGGATCTAGGAATTGCTTCTGCTTGTTAGTGGCTCTATTCAGATAGGTCGCCGTTGTGTAAGCAATTACATCCGCTAGCTCAAGCCCAGTTTCGGAACCCGGTTGCACAAATTTCGGTTCTGGTACCGGAATTCCACGCGAAATAAATGAAAAAACGAGAGACTTGTGTAGTCCTAAAAATTCGTCTCTTGCCCATCCTTGGATCGCTTCCTCTCCACTAACTGGCTTGTCAGCATCAAAAATGAAATGCGGTTGCACTTCCGAGGATCCAGCAAGTTCAGTCATCATTAGAATTAGATGATTGTATAGATCCCTTTTGCAGAACTCCTCTTGCGCTCGTCCCGCATCACCGCTCTTCCTGTGAACCATGGCCACCGCAGCTACCGGGTACAAATACATTCCAGGAATGCAAAAAAAATCAGCAATGTCTGATATTAAAGCTCTATAACCGTCTTCACTTAATTGTGATGGGTTTTTCTTTCTTCCCTCAGGTGATTTAAGCTCTGTCATGTGAATTCGCCACGAGTCCGGATGAATATGCGGCGCATGTTTTTGCTTGATTTCATCGATTTTGCTTTTTAGAAGTTCGTGGTCCTTCTCTTTGATTCCGACCATGCCATAGCAGTAAATCTGTGGCGTAGTTGCCAATCGAAAGGCCTCGTCGCCGTAAAAAAAATTAATAGAGCCATAATTGCTCAGCGGCAGAGAAAAATCTACCGGCTTGTTGCAATTGGGGCAGGTGAGCACTATGCCCGCCCTGCGAAATAGCCGTCCATCATTCGTGAGCACTGGACCAAGCGGAGGGCGCTCTGCTAAATAGTCAACATCGAATTTAGTTTCGCATTCTAGGCAGTTCCCCTTTGGTAAATTTAGAAAATTAGGAATTGATCTGGCTGATGCAGAAATCTTGTTAAAAATCTTTGCGTCTGGGCGATGTAGCCGCGCGTGATGTTTTTTCAT